ATGATGTTCACAGAACCGCTCAATTTCGTGGGAACACTGGTGCTGCTGGCGATGTAGAAGGCTTGCCTGGTATTCATGTCGAGGTCAAGAATCAGGAGAAATTGAACTTGCGTGATGCGATGGCTCAGAGCATACGAGACAGCGGAGCCGAGGGCAAAGGGAATATTCCCATCGTGGCTCATAAGAAAAACAATTCAGACTGGCTCATAACGCTGAGAGCAGGAGATTTTTTTGAGATTTATCGAGAATGGGAGGCAGGGAGAGATTGAGGGTACTACCAGGGCTTATGTTTAAGAGCGTGGAAGATGCAGGACGATGGCATCTAAAGGCGGTGGATGGCGGAAATCACATGAAAAATGCGAATCGCAAGCGGGCAGGCAGGCCCAGGATGAGCAAAGCAGAGTTTCGTAGGCGGCTGATGGAGGACTTGAAGCATGAAGTATAAAGTCGGAGATAAAGTAAAAATAAGGGAAGATTTGATTGAATATAAATCGTATGGCGATTGTTCGTTTTTGTCAGATATGAATCCGTGGCGTGGGCAGGTTGTCACCATTGCGTGCTGTAAAGAATCTAGTTATTTGTTGGAAGGTGATGGTAAATGGGACTGGTCAGACGAAATGATTGAGGGGCTGGCAGTTGAAGATGCAGTAAACCATCCATCGCATTATACCGATGGAAAAATCGAGGTCATTGATTTCATAAGGGATAAGAAGTTGGACTTCTGCCGTGGCAATGTCGTGAAATATATATGCAGGGCAGGAAAGAAAAGCAAAGAGACGGAGCTGGAGGATTTGAAAAAGGCTATGCAATATTGTCAGTTTGCGATTGAAGAATTGGAGGACAGGAATGGGAACTGAAACGATACTGGCGATAATAGCGGCGTGTGCAATCATAGCGGCGGTGCTGATGGTAGCTTTTGCGTATCATGCTAACAAGATGCTTGATGAGATGCGCAAGTTAGTGAAGCGCATGAATGATGATTGGTTAGATTTTGTAAAGATTGTGATTAGAGAAGAGGAGAAGAAATGAGCGAGAAAGAGCCTGAGCAGATTATGAGAGAGTTGTTCGAGCTGCTTCGAGAGTTGGAGCAGGTCAAGGTCAAGGTTGAGCGTCCGATTCCGATTGTGACGGACAGGCAATGGCGATCTGCAAAAGATTTCCCGCTGAAAGGCTGGCTTAATAAAATCAACGAAGAGATTGACGAACTGAAAGAAGAGGTATTGTCGGTCTATACATTTGACGATGTGCCGAGCAAGTGCAGGGAAATGAGAGAAGAAAACAAAAAGCTCATCGTGGGTGAGTTGTGTGATGTAATAGAAGTTTTGTATTCGATGGCAAACCAGATGGGCATTGATGGCGATATGATTCAGCAGGGCATACATGACACAAACCAAAAGCTGAAGGAGCGTGGGTGCATTGACTAACAAGGATTGGCTGATGTCGCAGGAGTCCAAAGTGATAGCCGAATATATCGCTGATTGTAAATGCTGCGGGTTTAATGGAGAATGCACTGAAGATGATGAGCGCGATTTTTCTTGCCAGGATATGATTGAGAAGTGGCTAAATACAGAGCATGAGAAGCTATAACGAGTACATTGAATGCAGTTGTGGGGCATGGGCAAGGATTGTCCGAGCAGAGGATAGGCAGCACCGAGACAAGATAGTCTGCACCAGCTGCGGCAGGGTGACGATTGCAGATAATATCCCAGAGGGGCGCAAGGTGGAGCTGAAGGAGGGCGAGGACGATGATACCTGCAACGGATAAACAACTTAAATACTTACACGCAATAGAAAAAGAGCTGTGCATAGAGTATGAGGGCGATGGAAGCAAAGAAGATGTAGGCGATTTCATATCGGAGTATGAGCAGGACTTTAGGGATTCAATGTCGTTGACATGGAGAGAAAACAGGAAGGAATGGCTAGATTGAAGGAGGGCTGACGATGGCAGAAGTTAAAGTAGAAAGAAAATACTCAATAGACAATTTAACATATGAACAAATTGAAACTATTTACAGGGCGTTGATGGTGTTTGAGCCGGAATATCTCGAAGGTAAAAAAGCAAAGAAAGAACTGACAAAAGCATTGGAGGGGTGGGTGTAATGGCGGTGAATAGGATAAAGCAAGTTGCCAAGATGTTTGGCAAGGAATTGGGAGAAGAATTTTTTATAATGTCGCCCTTTGGAATTGAAAAGGCAAGATTTACTCATAGGGGCATAGAAATTTATTTCCAGCAGGAAAAAACGTGGATGCTCACAGGCAAGATGAATTTTTTGATTACAGGTGAAGCGCAAATAGTGGAGGACGAGAAATGACAAATGGTGACTGGCTTAGAAGCCAAGGTGACAAGGAAATGGCTGAATTGATAGTGCAGGGCGAGGCTTATGCAAGGGCAATTAGCGTAATTGAAGGTGCTGATAAAAGTGCTTTTATTGTCAAAGACATGATAATCGAATGGCTAGGGAGTGAACATGAAGATGACTAATCGAGAGTGGCTGAACGGCCTGAGTGACGAAGATTTTTGCACAGCATTGGAGCAGATAGATTGCAGGCTGTGTGCGTTTTATGGCGACTGCAAAGGCAAGCCGTGCAGGGATGGATTCGTGGTGTGCTGAAGAAGGAGCATGAAGATGGCGAAGCAAGCAAAGGAGCTGACTAAAGACGAGCGTACAGTTTATGTATTTGCATTGCGGTATGCACTGCCACGACACACATACGCATTGTCGCTTGTGAGTGATGAGATACTAAAACGGCTTGATGATTTCGAGGATTGGGAGTTAGACGGTATGCTTCGTGATTGCTGGATATACTATCCTGCTCTTGATTGCGGTGGCGACATGGATAGACAGACTGCGGATGCTTTCAAGGGCAAGCTAATTACGGAGCTTAAAAAGCGTGGCAGGGATGATTTGTTGTCCAGATTGAAAGATGAAGCAGAAAGGAGAGGGATAGAATGAGCAAGCTGATTAAGGCATTAGAAGTTATTAAGAACGAATGCGAAAAATATTCTATGTGCGATGCATGCCCGCTACGGTGTAGAGATAAATTCGGCATTTACGGTTGTAGGCTGGATTATTGGGGCATTACACAAGGAAAGCAACCCAGGGATTGGCCAATTAATGAAGTGAGGGCAGTGGAGCATGAAAGATAAAATCGTGGTGGCGTTGTCGTGTTTGTGCATTGCGCTTGCAGTAGGCCTGGGTGTGGCAACTCATCAGCTTGTAGAGGCTAGGGCAACGGTGGATAAGCAGGAGCGACAGCTTAAAGAGCTCTATGGGCAGGTCAATGAGTTGACGCTGCAGTATGTGGATATCGTTAAGAGGATAAATCGGCATGGTGGACAATGACAGGATTGAAATTTTTATACGCGGTATATTCAGGCTAGAAGATGAAATAAGGCTGGCAGTTGTGGAGGCTAAAACAACTCAGCGCAGGGGCATGACTGGTGGCGGCGGCCATGCAGTCGTTAGTGATCCGACGGCTGCGACGGCTACACGGCATTTATCAGAGTTGAGGTCTGTTAGGGTGGGGGAGAGGATTATAAAAAAACCGGAGACTTGGCTTCGCGTTATCGCTTTGACGTATAAGCTGGCTCCAGCGCGTGAGTGTGAGATAATGCGAAAACATTACGCTGGGGCAAAGTTTACGAAAGAGTTTGCTAATGCGTGCGGCTATGAAGTGCCTTCACTTTATGCTTTTCGGCGGGCGTTTGAATGGAGGGCTGTGGCTGTGGCTTGTCAGTTGGGGGTGTTGGCGGTGGTTGATGAGAAATAAAAAGAGCCTAGTCGTAATGACTAGGCTTTGAGTTGTGTTTCGGGTTATTTACTCTGCCATTGCTTTGTCCATCGAGCTGAGGACAAAGTTGCGGAATGTCATGCCCTTGGCTTGGGCGGCCTGCTGGTATCGCTCCAGCACTTCGGGCTTCAACTTGATGTGAAAGCCCTTGAGCGTGCTCTGGTACTTCTTTTGAGCTCTTTTGTCTGCTTCAGTCCGTGCCATTTTATTTCTCTCCTTTAAGAATATCTACAAGGGGTCTTCTCCATGTGCTTGTACCAGATAAGTCTATCCAGCGACATAAATTTTCTTTACGTTGTCGCAATATCCTGCATCATAGATGCCGTTGATTTTGTAGTATGTGCGATTGGCTTTGCCTTTCGCCCATTCAGTTGCCCTGACAAATCCGTCACCACAAATAATGGAGTTTTCATAACCGTTGCTTGTTCTGATAATGTCCATATTGCCAGCCGCTTCTGAATGATGAAGGTGTCTATTTGCCCATCTTGCGCCGTTTTCTTCAATCTTTGCTTTGAATGCCAGGAACTCTGCCTTCTTCATTGTGCTCTCCTCCTCAATTTCTTCCAAATCTTCCATGAGTTCGTCAATCGGCTTTTCCCATTCCTGAGAAGGCTTTCTCAGCTCCGCATCATCAATGATAGTAGTTTCGTCATTTGCTGGCTGATTTCCAATCCATGCGTCAATGTTGTTGATGATCCTGTACTTCTTCATCTTCGGTTCCTCCTTAGTGTCTATGGTTATCTCTTATCTTGGTTTTATTATAGCATATGGGTATCCCTATGTCAATAGGGGTATCTATATTTTTTAAAGTTTTTTTGAAGAAGTCCCAGGAACCGCATAAAATAAGGGTTTTCGGAGCAAAATTATAATAAAAAATATCCGTTTTTATGTGGTATAATAGTATTAAGTAAAGGTTTGAAGGTGCGCAATACCTCCTTATAATATATACAAGGGCCTCCTGCATAGTCGAGTGTAGGGGGCTTTTGTAGTGAGAGAAATGAGGAGAAAAAGGGAAATGGAGGCGAGATAAATGGAAGAAATAGTGTTGGAACCCAAGGAAGAGGCTTTTGCTCAGTATCTCGCCCAAGGGATGCCGAAAGGAAGGGCTTACAAAAAGGCAGGACTCACGGCGAGCGAGAATAGCAAGTCATGGACTAGACTGGCTAATGATAAGCGTTCCAAAAATATCAATATTGATAGACGCGTGGAACAGCTTAAAGCGCAGTTGAGGGAAAAAACTATTGAGCAGCAGGGGAAAACCCGCGAGGACCTTGATAAAAAGCTGGATGCTATTATAGATGGAGTGGAAGAAGTCGGCGGGACGCTACCCGGCTGGAATGAAGTATTCAAAGCTATCAATCTAAAGGCTGAGATAAACGGCTGGAAGAGTAGCACAACCGAAGTTAAAGGCGGCATGAAAATCAGGGTGCGTGTTGTAGATGAGTGATGTATTAGATATTGAGATCGAGAAGGGCGTTTTTAACCCGGTCTATTATGACTATCTCGATGATACGACATACAGCCAGATATTCTATGGCGGTTCCAGTTCTGGCAAATCGTTCTTCCTGGCTCAACGTTGTGTATATGATATGTTGCGTGGTGGACACAACTACCTTTGCATACGTAAGGTTGCGAGATATATCCGTAAGTCCATATTTAACGAGATAACAAAAGCTATTGCAGCATTCGGCGTCAAGGAGCTTGTGCAGGTCAATAGTAGTGACATGGTAATAACTTTCCCTGGTGGCTGGCAAATACTCTTTGCAGGGCTTGACGATGTCGAGAAAATAAAGTCAATCACTCCCAGCAAGTCAGTAATTACGGATATCTGGATTGAGGAGGCAACGGAGGCCACATATGACGATGTAGCGCAGCTACGCAAGCGTTTGCGTGGTCGTGCTCAGGTCAGCAAAAGGATTATTCTTAGCTTCAATCCAGTTTATAAAACACACTGGATATATGACGAGTATTTCCGGGGACATTGGGCAGACAACGACACGGCGTACAAGTCAGAAGACGGCAGGCTGTCAATTCTCAAAACTACGTACAAGGATAACAATCATCTAAGCGCTGAGGACGTGCAGGAGCTGGAGAGCGAAAAAGACCCATACTACAAGGATGTTTACACGCTAGGTAATTGGGGCGTTCTTGGTGATGTTATCTTCACAAACTGGCACACAGAAGATCTATCGGGCAGGGAGTTTGAAGACTACTGCAATGGCGTGGATTTTGGGTATGCCAAGGACCCTGCAGCTATTGTCAGATGCCATCTGGATAAGCGGCGTAATAAGCTGTATATCGTCAATGCTGAGTATTTGCTCAAGGCCACTAATGACGTGCTGGCGGCCACAGTCAAGCGCATATGCGGATTTGATACAGTCATGTGTGATGAGGCGGAACCTAAGAGCATACAGGAGTTGCGGAACTATGGCGTGTCTGCTATCCCTGCTCCAAAGGGCAAGGATTCTGTAAACTTCGGCATTCAATATCTGCGGAAATTGGAAATCATCGTGGATAAGTCGCTGACGGAGATGATTAACGAGCTGACGGTTTATCAATGGCAGCAGGACAAAGACGGCAACACATTGCCAAAGCCTGTAGATAAGGATAACCATCTGCTCGATGCGTTACGCTATGCCTTAGTTTACGAGATGGGATGGGTGCCGAATGTGCGGCAGAGTGCTATCAAGATGCCGCTGGCAGGTGCTATGTAGTGCTTAGCGTGAAGGGAGGACAGCATGGACGATACAAGGGATTTTGTGGAGGATAATAAAAAGACTGCTATCCTCTCTAAATTACAGCAGGACATAGACGCAGCTGACGATTACTACACAAAGACAATTGAACCGTTGGTCATTGAGCGGTACGAGATATACGGCGCAGATAAGGACTATTATCGGCGCAAGTATCCCCGGCTCTCTAAGCGGTGCGATATTGTCAGCACGGATGTGCAAGATACAATCGAAAGCACTATGCCAGCATTGATGAAGACCTTCTTCGGCTCTACTGATGTTGTGACCGTGCAGGGAATGGACGGCACACCGGACGATGAGCAGCGCGCCGAGAAGATGCAGGCTCTTATCAACTTTCAGCTTGAGCGGCAGCATTTTTTTATGACTTTTTATCAGTGGGCTAAAGATGCCCTGATAACTAACCTGGGCATTATCAAAGTGGATTGGGAGCGCACTTACAAGGACCAGCAACAGCGCATAACCGTACTGCCGGAAGTTTATGAGCAGCTGGCGGCGCAGGCTGAAGCACAGGGCATACAGATACTCAATGCTGAGTATGACCCTAACGGTGGTATTATCGTTGACTACATAACGAAAGCCATTGACAAGAACCAGCCACGAATCATGAATATATTGGCTAGTGAGTTTCGCTTTTCCCCGGAGGCTACCAGCTTAGAAGATGCTGATTATGTGGCACACAGGAAGATAGTATCAATCGACTATTTAAGGAAACAAGCTGAAAGTGGCTTGTATGACCCACAGGCGGTGGAGGAAGTCGCAGCCAAGGAGACTACGCCGGAGTATACGACACTCGATAAAAACAACAACGACAGCATAGATGAGGACAGCAACCAAACGGACAGCGGACGGCGTAAAGTTGTACTCTATGAGTGCTATGTCAATATCAATATGAGTGATGACCCCAATGGCAAGCTAACGCCTATGATTATCACGGTGGCAAGCAATGTCATACTGAGGATGGAGGAGAACACATATGAGCGGCACCCGTTCTTCGTGTTGGCCCCCAGGATTGACCCGCATAAGGTGTGGCCTAAAAAGGGCTTTGTTGACCTCATAGCACAGGTTCAACACGCAAAGACGGCTATCATTCGGCAGATGATTTATAATATCGCGCTGAACAATGACAGCAGGCTGGGCGTAAACACGGCCATGCTGGTCGATGTTAATGACGTGCTGGAGGGTGCGCAGGTTATCCGGGTTAATGGCGATGTCAAGCAGGCGATACAGCAGATACCGCCTACGGATATACAGACATGGACTTTCAATATGTTGGAATACCTGGATATGACCAAGGAAAATAGAACGGGTATCACTCGTTATAACCAGGGATTGGACAGCAACTCTCTCAACAAAACCGCTACAGGCATAAACATCATCACGCAGGCAAGCAACCAGCGGCTTGAGCTGATAGCGAGAATATTCGCAGAGACGGGCCTGCGTGATATGTTTAAATTCCTTATCAAGCTAAATCAGTTGTTTGTGTCGCAGGATACGGTTATCCGTCTCACTAACGGGCCAATGCAGGTCAAGCCGGACGACCTGGAGGGCGAGTTTGATTTGGTCATTAATTCTGGCATGGGCAGCGGGGCGAAAGAGCAAAACCTGCAGGATATGCAGATGCTCCAGGGGCTTATGACTCAGCTTGCACAAGCGGGCTTTGTGGGGCCTCAGCAGATTTATAATGCTGCTAAGAAATTCATTGAGACTATCGGCTTCAAGAATGTTGATGATTTTATTCTCACGCCGGAACAGGCTATGCAGTATCAACAGCAGATGGCTATGCAGGCTGGCAACCAGAACCAGCCTTTCAGCGAGCGGCTTAACATTGATTGGGATAGCTTGCCGTGGGAGGTCCAGGCGCAGATTATCCAGCGCGAGGGGTACCAGGTGGCACCGGAAATGTTTGCTGACAAGACAGCGGAAGAAGTTCTCAAGGAAGGTGCAAAGGAAGCCAGCAAGGCTGATGCACACAGGGGGGAGCATAATGACGGTAGAGCAAATGGAGCAGTACCGGGCGCAGGCGGCGCAGGGGCGCAGGGCGGCAATCGTCAAGCCGGTGCTGGCGGAGTATCTGGCGGCTATCAGAGATGAGATAGTAGCGGAGCTGGAGCAGGAGCTAATCGGACAGGATAGGCTGTCAACTCTCCAGAACAGACTGTATGTGTTGAGGTCTGAGCAGGAGAGATTAGATAGAGATATTGCAAGCGGCAAGATTGCAGAGCAGAGTTTGAGGGAGGCTGAAGTCGATGGATGATAACAAAGGATTATTTAAGGGGTTCTCACGAGTTGAAGAGTTGACGATGGAACCGCGCTTGATGTGTGCGGTTCTAGCGGAACAGTTGGCAAGGACTAACTTAGCACTCAGCGCAATGAGTGCAGAGTTGAAGCAGATGAAGGACGAAAAGAATAAGGAGTGACTGACATGAACCAAGTCGAAAGACAGTTCACATTTGATTTGCAGATTTTTGCTGAGGACGCGCCGGAAGTGCAGGAGAGTACGCCGGAGGCTGCGCCGTCTGAAGTGACGGAGAGTGTGGAGCAGGTGGCTACAACCGAACAGGACAGCCCGCAGGAGCCGGAAAAGCATATCTCTGAAATGACGGATGATGAGCAGACGGAGTATATCAAGAAGCATTTTCTTGGCGAAGACGAATCGCAGAAGAAGGAGCAGGTGCAGGAACCGCAAGGCCAAGCAGTAACACAGCCTACGCAGGAGCCACAGACTGAGCCAACTTTTGAGATTACTGTCCAGGGCGAGAAGAAGCAGGTCACGCAGTCAGAACTTATTAAACTTGCCCAGATGGGCGAGGATTATACCCGCAAGACACAGGCACTAGCTGACCAGCGCAGGCAGTTTGAGGCGCAGGTGCAGCAGTTCCAGCAGAGACAGCAGCCACAGCAACAACAACCACAGGTCAATCCTACTGAGCGCATGAACGCACAGTACAGGGAGGCCGTGGGTGCTGCCTGCAGGAGCATGGGCATTAAGCCGGAGGAATTCAACCAGTTCGACCCGGTTCATGCTTTCGCACTCCAGAATGTGATTGTGCAGGCTAATATGCAGGTTGGACGGCAGGTGTCGGAGCGGCAGGCCGTGGAGAATGAGGTCAGGGAGTTCATGGGGCAGATTCAAAATGACCCCATGACGAAGGATGTCAACGAACATTTCACTGAGTTCATTTTGAGGCGCGGCCTGGAGTCGAAGCAGGGCGCAGAGATTGCAGGTAACGTAGCTATGGCTTACCAGAGGTTCAACGATGGTACAGCCACTAGGCAGGATTGCAAGGTGCTCAAAGAGCATTGGGCGTATGTAAAAGACCAGCTCACCAAGGCAAAGAATCCTCCTGTCCCTCCTGCTCCTCCAAAGCCGCAGGTGCAGCCACCCAAGACAGAGGCCCCTGGTGTGGGGCGTTCTGCAAGACAGGGCGGCGTGATGGATGTGCACAAGTTGCGCTCGCTCGCAAATGACCCTGATAGGCAGATGGCCTACATGAAGTCTTTAGGAATTTTCAACGATTGAAAGGAATGAGAGAAAATGGCTTGGGATACTTATAGTGAATACATCAACAAAGAAGACCTGTCTGACGCAATTGTCAACATGAGTCCTTCTGATACTCCTGTCACTTCTATGATTGGCAAGACCAAGGCAAAGGCAACTTATCACGAGTTCCCAGAGGATGAGCTGCTGCCCGCTGACCCGGACAATGCAGTACCCGAGGGTTACACCTATGCACCTAAGCCTGTGCAGGGCCGTATCCGTACGGGCAACTACACTCAGATTTTCGTCAAAGAGTTTACCGTGACGAAAACCCAACAGGTTGTAGACAAAACTGGTGTCAGCGACGAAAAAGCCTATCAGATGAAAAAAGCCATGAAGCAGCTTGGCAAAGACTTGGAGGTGGCTATCCTCAACAACACTACCACGGGTATCAGCTCTGAGCAGGTGAACTTCCAGACTGCCCTATCTACTAAGAGCGGCCGCCGTAAGTTCGGCAAGGCTGGCAGCGCAGGCACGGTGGACATGAACCTTGCAGACGCTTACCAGGGTGGCGGCATTAAGCCTGCTACCGGTACGGCTCGCAAGATGAGCGGTTTGCAGGATTTGATTTACACCCACAAGTATACTGGCGGCCCTACGGTGGATAATATCACCCAGGCACTCCAGGACACTTGGATGGATGGCGGTAATCCGAGCAAGTTGGTGGTTTCTCCTGCACATAAGACGGTGCTGTCCCGCTGGGTTGAGCAGGGCCAGAGCCGTTCTATCACTCTGAACAAGGATATGGCCAGCCGTGCGCTGACCCAGGCTATTGATGTGTATGAGAGCGACTTCGGCAAGATTGAGCTGATTCCGTCCCGCTATCTCATCAATCAGACGGCTACTGACCCTGTGACTGGCAAAGTTCTCAATTATGACCTGTCCGGTGTTTCCTTCGTGCTTGACCCTAGCTATTTGAAGCTGGCTTGGCTGCGTCCTTTCAAGAAAAACCAGCTTCCGCACTTGGCTGATGCTGATGCTTACGAGATTACGGGCGAGGTCACGCTGGAGAACCGCGGCGAGAAGGGCCAGGCAATTATCACCGGCACTTACTCTGGTTCTGACAGCGTGAGCGGCGGCTCCGGCACCGATACTGTGACTGGCGGTTCCGGTACTGATACGGTGACTGGTGGTAACTGACACTAATGTTGGCGGCTGATAAGTTCTAGGAGGGGGTAGCGGGTATGTATCGTTTGGTTTCTGACCCTGGTGATGTAGGGATTCAGTATCAAGATTCGGATAACCCGGACAAGATTCACACGATAGTGCGGACGGATGAGATTCGAAAGGGGATTTATGAGGCGCAGAAGTTTAGCGGGTGGACACCAGACCACCGCATGAGGCGCATTGCACGGATTGACCTGAATCTCGTTAAATTCTTGGCCAAGGTGAAGAAGGATGTTGATTGCTATGAGTTCCTGATGCACGGGGACAGGGCGGCAATGATGCGGATGATTAACCGTTACCCTGAGTTCTTCAAGGCTTGTTATGGGGGTATCTAAATGACACCGAGGGAAATCATTCGCAAGGTGCGTATGTCCCCGGAGGTAAACGACAATAACGAGGCCAAGTATTCAGATTATCAGATAGTGGATGCTCTCAACTCAGTGCTGAACATGGTTTACAATGAGTTGGGGACATTTTCAAATGAGCTGCTGACAAAGACTGAGACAGTTAATCTATGGCACGGAGAGGCTGAACTGCCAGAGGATTTGTTGCAGATTGTAGAGGTATATAGAGGGGACACGGTTTATATTCCACAGACTAAGGGGAAGGCCGTGTCCCCTTATACTTATAATGTCTACGGTAACACTATCTATTCTGATGCTGATAAGCTGACGATTGACTATAGGCCGAGTTTTGAGGAGATAGGCATGGATGAGCTGGATGATGATTTGGCTTATCCGAACTATTTCAAGGAGTTTATCAAGAAGCTGGTTATCATGTGCCTCAAGGGCGCACTTGAGATGCCAGAGGGGCTGGCATACTTGCAGAGTACGATTAGGAGCCTTACGGCAAACAGGAGCTTTAACAGGCTTGAGATTGGTGGGACATGGAGTGAGTTGCTATGAAGATAAAGACAGCTATTGACCAGTTCCGGCTAATCCTGCATGACTTGTACGGTAATTATGAGTATGACAATTACCATTGTTTGATGCGGCTTAATTCTGCGGTGCAGCTTACGTGTAATCTGCTGGTTCAGATTGGCTCTCCTTTGGTTATCCAGGAGGAGGAATTTGAGAACGGCGGGAAACTGCCGGGGAATTTCCTTAAGACCTGCGGGATTTATCCGATACGCCGGACAGGGAACACGGTTGAGTTCTTGGACGGCTCTGACAAGATGGTGATTCGTTATTATGTCACGATGCCGAAGATGGAAAAGGCGGATGTGGAGGCTGGCGATATGCCGTTTGAGCATGACACTATCAATGATTTCGTCATACGGACGGCCTGCAAGCTGGCTCTCAACCGCAATGAGTTTGACATAAGCCAAGACCAGAATATCCTCAATGAGCTTCAGAGTTCGGCAGCGGAGGCGATGAGCAATGGCTAGGATTTCTGTCAAACACGCTAATCAGCAGGCAGTTGAGTATAAGGATTTCTCTGGCGGGCTGAATACGTCTACTGCTTTGGAGTTCATCAGTATGAATGAGCTGGGGAAGGCTGTGAATGTAGAGCTAGACCCAAGCACTGGCCTTTTGCGTACTGTGTCTGGAACTGAAGATTTGTACTTGAATGAAAGCCTTGATTTCAAGGCTTTTTTTTATGACAAGACTAATAGCAAGTTCTTGCTTGTGACTACGGATAAGAAGGTCTATACGCTGACGGATGGCGTGTTGTCTTCTTCCCTGGGGACTCTGACGGGAGATTTGTTCCCAGAGTTTACGGCGTGGGAGAACGGCGTCCTAGTGGCCAGCGGGGGAAAGATGCAGTATTACAATGGTTCCGCCTTGGTCACACTGAATAATTCTCCTGCTCACTGTAACGGTGTTTTCGTAAAGACTGGCAGGGTGTGGACATACTACGGGGAGACTCTGGCCTGCTCTTCTGTTGGTGATGAGGAAACATGGGCCTCTGTAAGTGAGGTTGATTCTTCCGGCAAAACCCTGGATGTGGGATACAAAGACACAGGGGATATTGTAGGAGTGACAAACCTTTCCAGCGATATTCTTATATTCAAGGATAACGGTCACGCTTATCACTTGTATGGGGATTACCCTGACTGGACACTCAAGGAAATCAGCAGGGATATTCATTGCAAGGGTTATCGTGCCTGCTGCGCCTTGGCTAATGAGGCTATGGTGCTGTCTGACAGTATGCTTCAATCTGTGACTACTACCCAGGCTTACGGCGATATGCGGGCTTCTGATGTGTCCGCTAAGGTGCGGGCTGAGATTGGGGCGTTGACAGGTGGCGTGAGATTGCGGTATTTACCTGTGCTCAATCAGATGTGGTTTGTGGAGGACAGGAAGCGGATTCTTTTCCTTGACTGCGCCAAGGGTGCGTATTTCCAGAGAAAGTTCACGTCGGAACTGCGGGATGTATGGGCCGTTGGTGATGAGGTGTATTTGCTCAAGGCGCATAGGCTGCAAAGACTCAAGGATAGAAGTCCTGAGGATGAGGGCAAGATTCTGCATTGGGAGTTCTGGGGAAAGACACTGGTCAGTAATAACGAGTATCTGGTCAAAAGGATGCGCTGCCATGTGACTCCTGAGATGGACATATACCATGAGTGCGTGTTCGTCATTGGGAAACTTCCTCTTGTGGCCAGGTTGTCCCGCAGGCTTACGGCAGTATATCAAGACCCTACGATTGTTTTTGAGAGTCCAAGAGAGTTGTATGAGCCGCATACGGAGCCGGAGTATACTTCGTCTGAGATTGTGTACGCCAACCCAGAGGAAGTGTATGAAAGCGATATGCCTTTGGTAACGGCTAGTATGTATAAGACGGATAAGCGGTGCGTGCAGAGATTGGGCAGTGTGCGGTTTATTGGCCGTGGGACAGGGAGTAAGTTCCTGTTCAACAGTATCAGTTATGAGTATGTGGAGGTGTAGGAAATGGCAGACCTTCAGCAAAAGTTTGATTTGGACTTGAGGTTTGGCGGCTCCACATTGGGTGACTTTGGTTACTTCTACGATGTGGAACTGCCATATATCTATAAGTGCCTTAATGCCTTGCGGAAAAACCAGGTAAGCCCTGCGGGGGAGAGCGTAGAGCCTGCGCCTAATCAGATTAAGGTCGAGGACAGCAAGCTGTATGTGCGGAGCGAGGACAATAGCTCATGGGTATTCCTGTTTAATATCGCTTATGGCGGCGGTATTCGGCAGGAGGGGCAGACTCTGCTCAATGACGATGACCTTGCCGGCAATACGCTGGAAAGCAGGAAGGGCAAGATTGCTGTGTATGATGAGGACGGCAATCTCCCCGGTAATATCCTTGGCAGTGCCAATTCAATGGCAGGCTATCGGGTGGATACGTCCGGCTTGCAGGACGGCCAGATTATGGCTTTCAATGCTGGTGCAAACAAGTGGGAGCCTACGGATAAGTTCTCCGGCGTGGGTGCTGGCAAAAGTATTGCGTTTGAGGATAATAAAGGCGTCATTGCTTCTTACAACGGTGGTACAACGCTGAATGTTGATATGCCGGTGCAGGCGTTGCTGCCGAATACGCTGTATAACGTGGGCGATGTGGCAAAGACGAGGCAGATTGCTACAAGCTCTATGCTTGTTTGTGTGCAGCAGGGGACAACTCCTGCAGCTATCCCTAATTTGGAGTGATGACCATGATGGGCGGCGTAGAGGTAAAGGGGCATAATATCTATCATCGCAGGGGTGATACCGGGTATCTTGACGTAAGCCTGTTTCTGGGTGACGAGCGGTACGACCTGCGGGATGGTGACAGCGGTCTTTTTACCGTGAAGAAGAAGAAGAACAGCAGTGATGCTGTCTATCAGAAGGTAATGACGGAGGATGGGGGCTTTATCTTGGAGCCGGAGGATACGGCAGGACTTGAGCCTGGTGTGTATTATTACGATGTGCAGATAACCTTATCTTCCGGGGATGTGAATACAATCGCTATCGGCAAGTATAAACTTCTTGGCGATATTACTACGGGGGTGATGAGCGCATGAGAGGCGATATTCATGGTCAGCTTGGTTCTGTGACTAAGGGAGAGCCTGGGCTTAGTGCGTATGAGATTGCCGTGAAGCATGGGTTTATCGGCACAGAGGAGGACTGGTTGAAGTCTCTAAGTGCTGATGCCGAACCTGCGCAGGAGGCGGCCGAGAGTGCGGAGGCCAGCGCAAGGAGAGCGGAGAGCGCAAGGGATGCAGCGGAGGCCAGTGCTGAGAGTGCTAAGAACTATCAGCGTGCAGCTGAAACAAATGAGCAGGCTTCTTATGATAACAGGACGGCGGCTGCTGCATCGGCCCGTGAGGCTACCACGGCCGCAAGTTCTGCGGCAGAGAATGCGGCGTATATTGCAGGGCGTGTCAATGCAGCTATGATTTCGGCAGACCAGGCGGCTGTGTCTGAGAGCCATGCTGAAGCAAGCGCAGGCAGGGCGTGGCAGAGTGAGGCTAACGCAAAGCAGTCTGAGCTGATGGCGGCTGAGTATTATATCCGCGTGCGTGATGCCAGCGGGGCTGCTTCTGCTAGTGCTGCTGATGCGGCGCAGAGTGCAACCAGGGCGGCGAATAGTGCGGTGCAGGCTTCTACTCTCATAAGCGAGTTTAACGCAAATGTGGAGCTTGCCCATACTTATGCCAGTATTTCCGGCGGGTATGCCAACAACTCGCAGGCGTATGCGGTGGCGGCTGCTGATGCGGCCAACCGTGCGGAGGAGGCTTTGGGCAATGCGCTTAAGCCTCTGAAGGATTACTACAACAAAGAGCAGGTTGATTCTATTGTAGGTGCGGAGGCTTCTATCCGCAGCGCCCAGGTGCAGGCTTTACAGACCGCCGTAGCTGACAGGTATACCAAGGCAGAGGTTGACAGCATTGTGGCTGGTGTGCCTCATTTGGTGCGTGAGACTGTCCCGGCGCTGCCGACTACTGATATAGACGAGCGCACTATCTACATGGTGCAGGATGGCTCTGTGTCCGGCAATGCCTATGCTGAGTATATGTATATCAATGGCTCATGGGAGGCTATCGGCACTACTGAAACGGAACTGGCAGATTACGAGAAGAAGGCTGACATTGATCCGTACAAGGCAAAGCTGGACAGCATTGAGGCCGGGGCGCAGGTCAATACTGTGACAGGCGTAAAGGGCAGTGATGAACTGGTTTTCCGTACTGGTGACATCAGCATTTCAAAGGGCGATATTGGCCTTGGCAGTGTTGATAATACGCCTGATAGTATAAAGTCTGTGGCAAGTGCTTCTGTGGCAAGTGCTTTGGATAATTCTGATAGAGTCAGTTTTTCTGCGGGTGATGTGGTTTTCTTTGAGGACACCAGCCCTAGTTCCTGCTTCGTCTGTATTACGGGGAGCTGATGGTGTGACTTTGCAGGATTGGATAGACAGGTATGAGGCCAAGGCTGAACCTGTGCATTTCGATGGATGGGATGTGCATTTTGAGTCAGACAAGGGGTTCCTTACTTCCAGGGTTGCGGGGGATGTGCTGTTCATGGGGGATTGCTGCGGTGATTTCGCGTGGATACATGATTATTGCATGGAGAGGGCCAGGGAAAGCGGGTGCAAAACTCTGGCCACTTTCACTAAACGCAACCCTGTGGCTTTTCTCAGAAAGGCTTATTCCTTTGGGTATGATGTGCATTTTGATGCTGGCGGGAGCAGGTTTCTGGCCAATGGGCTGTGGTACTGGCTGCTTACGGAGAGGGTGAGATAATGGATTTTGTTTTTGATTTGCAGTTGTTCGGTGGCGGAGAATCATCTACTACCAGCCGGGAAATTCCTGCACAGACGGGAAACGAGCTGGCACTTGAGAATTTCTTGCTTAATAGTGCTTCGATAGGCGGGAACATGGCTCCTTATGCGTATCAAGCTTTTGCAGGTAGCCTCAATGATGTGTTCACGCCTAATTACAATGATGCTTACGGTGAGTACGTAAAGCGTATGGACGGCAACCAGCAGGGGTACACAAATTATCTGCTGGACGCAATTGGCGATTATCAGAGTGCTGCTGACGATTATAAGCGTGATATGTATGGTGCTCTTGGTGATTACAAGTCTTCAATGGACAGTGCTCTTGCCAAGTATAATCAGGCAGCTGATAAGCGTTCCCCTCTCTGGGATGATTTGGTTAATGGCATTCTTCCTTCGCAGTATGCTGCCAACAGGCAGGCTGCGCTGAATGCAGACCTCAAGGGAACTATGGGGTCTGCTATCAACAATCTTGCCAGCCGGGGCGTGATTAATTCCGGGGTGGGCAATAAGGCTCTGGATGATATTTCCCAGAGTGCAAGCGATACTCTGTCTAAGAGATACGCTGATGACTTACAGCTTGAGGCTTCTCTGCTTGGGCAGGACAGGGCTAATTATCGTGATGCTTATGATGTGGCGGCCAACACTGCCCAGGGCAAATACAGCAATTCTTCTGATGCGTATACTAATTCAATGAATCAGTATGCAAATCTGTATAGGACTAAGATTGACGGTGCAAATGCCTGGGCGGGCAAGGTGGCTGATTATACAAACAGCTTGCGTGATACTATGTTTGGAGCACAGCAGGCCAGCCTTTCTGTACCGACTACGTATCTTAATTACGCTGACCAGCTTATGCAGCCTGTCAACAATCTATATAACACAATGTATTCCGGGCGCATGGGGACAGGCTCCACGACTACCAGCACGGACAGCAGTTCTGGTATCTGGTCGGCTGTTGGCGGTCTGGGGTCTGCGTTCGTTTTGTGCTTCACGGGAGATACGCTTGTCACTACTCCAGATGGTTACAAGGCTATCAGTGATGTGCAGGTGGGTGATGAGGTTCTGTCAGTGCATGACGGCAAGATTATACCCAAGAAGGTATGCCATGTGACTGAGCCGGAGTCTCGTATTGTTGATGATGTATATTGGGACAATGGTACTGTATGGCACTGCACTCCTGGGCAGAGATATTTTGATGGTAAGCATTTCGTTTATATAGGCAATAGACATATTCCTGCAATGGTGCATAATGGTGAGCCGACAAGGCTGCTGAGAGTAGAAACTACAGACAGACATGAGCTTGTTTATGACATCACGCTTGAGGGGTTTGCTGGGGAGAATGTTTTCTTTGCCAATGATGTAGCAGCTGAAGGGTTCGGTGATTGATGTGAGTGTGCTTGATATTTTTCAGAGGTATTTCCCGCAGGAGACGCCGGAGTACAATCAGTACAGTGATGATGACAGTGTGATGGTGCAGAGAGCCAAGGCGGCGGCGCAGGCAAGAGCAGCACAGGGGGAGCCGTATTTCCCCCAGAATTTAAATACTGGCGGGTATCAGATGGGGATGCCGTCAAACCAGGAGCGGACGTTAAATAAGCTGGATGCTTATGCTCAGTGGGCTGATAATCTTCCCCAGCAGGGGCAGCAGAGGAAGAGCTATGGGCCTTGGGATGCGCTTGGGCAGATTGCTAATGCGTATGCCAGAAGTCAACAGCCGGGGGCACAGCCAGCCCCGCAGCCTGCCCCAGCTCCTGCACCTAATGGGATGCAGGTTGGGGCAGGTGTTCCATCTATCCTTGATGCGTTAATCAAGAACAGGGGAGGGATTTAATATGTCAGCTTATTATGATTGGCGCACTAATTCGTATAGGATAGCTCCAGATTATAAGAGCGCAGGTCTGATTCAGTCAATGTTTGGCGGTGGGGCTCCTGCTGGTATGGGCGGCTGGATGCAGAGCGCTGCCCCTTCGGTCGATATGAATGCTGCGGCAAGCAGTATGCCTGTACAGCTGATGCAGAAGTTTGTTAATAGCCGCGGCTGGGGTGCTCCTATTAATACAAGCGGTATGAGTGACTGGCGGGGCAACGCTCAGAATGGTGATGATGCTCAGAAGTGGGCAGCGATGGCAGGGGTGCTTGGCAGGAGGTGACAGCATATGGCGCAGGATTACTGGCGCGGGGGATGGGCTGATGGCGGTATGCTCCCCGGCACCCGCGCTGCTATGACGGCAAAGTCGGCGGGTGGAAGCTACGGGCCTCTCAATGCTCTGGCAGATATTCTTGGTGCGTACTGGCAGAAGAAGGACAGAGACGATGCGAATAAGGCTGTCGAGGATTATGAGAATAATTTTGACTCGCTGGTGTCTCCGCAGGAGGCTCCGCAGGTGTCGGCTCCTTCTGTGCTTGAGGGTCTGACTGGCGGGCAGGAGCAGTCTCTTATCCAGCCGGGGCAGTTTGGCTCTAAGGAGTGGGGGGAGCAGAACCTGCAGCCACAGCCTAAGCCGCTTTCGGTGTCTGAGTATGCCAAAAATGCAAAGACGGCTATGAGCAAGGCGGCCCGCAATCTGGCCCGCAAGTATGGCTATGGGAATATGCAGGATGCTATCAAGGAGCTACAGGACATCACTAATCAGAGGGTGCTTTCGTATGCGGGGCAGGCCAGGGACGATTTCTATGGAGCTATGGGTGGTGGCCTTACACAGGAGAGTCTGCCCGCGCTTTTGAAACGCGCTGATGAGTATAATAGTGTGGTTGTTCCTCTGGGTGGTACTCCTATCAATCTGAAGGATATTGTGGGTATGTTCGCCAACAAGGTTGCCAATGTGGATACAGGCGGCAGTATCGTTCAGCAGGTGGCTCCGGCTAATGGGCTGGCGTTCCGCAATGTGCCTGTGACTGACGAGCAGGGGAATGTGATTGGCTATCGTCCTGAGTATACGAGGACGGCGGGTGCTCTTGGCAAGTCGCTTTCTCCGGCTCAGATAGAACAGGGGAAGTTGGCAAAAGCTAAGATGCGGCAGACACAGGCTAATGCCGACAGGGATTATGCTTTCAAAGTCTGGAAGGGGCAGGCTGATGTACAGAATGCCCAGAACAGAAATGCCCTTGCGGCTGAGATACATAAGTATAAGGCAGAGAACGGCTTGTACGGAAAGAGGGGCGGCGCTGGCAAGCCCAGCAAGGCGGCGCAGGGGATTTCCAATAGCATCAGTTCTGCTTTGAATGATATTGATGGGTTTATCTCAAGCGGTGATACCGAGAGCGCAAGGACTGCTATGGAAGATATGTATGACATGATTGAGAAGGGCTACAAGGACGGCACTCTTGACGAGGATGACAAGCAGTTCTTTGAGGATATTTGGCGTGGCAAGAGGTTCGAGTATTACAAGACCACAGGGCAGGATGACGAGGCGGCTTGGGAGGCTGGCCAGATGAGTCCCGATGGCTGGGCGGCTCAGTATGGGCAGAAGTACGGCAAGCAGCCTTACAGGAATTAGGAGGATATGATGGGGGCAGCAAAGGATTATTTCTTACAGAACCAGCAAGAGGTGGGGCGGTATATTGAGTCCGGGGCTGCTCCGCAGAAGGAACAGTCTCTCATTGACAGGCTCATAGGTGAGTTCACTAATCACCCTAATACTCAGCAGGAAGTTCCGCAGGATTTGAGTGCATACTATGACAGCAGCGGTGCTTTTGGTGGCAGTGATTATGAGCAGCTTGATAATCCGATTGCTACGGGTTCTTCTGAGACCGGCAATAAGTTCACGGAGTCGCTGAACAAGTGGAGCCAGATTGCAGGGGAAGATTTCGGCAAGATGATGTACGCCGAGCCAGGGGATGAGTTCATCGAAGCGGCAAAGAATCTGTATCGTGATGCAATCTATGAGCCTGCTATCGGTGTGGCGGCTACTCCTTTCGCTCCTGCTCCGGTGAGGGCTGGTGCTGGTCTGGTGGCTCTGCCTGGGTTCTTGTCTGATGTGACTGGTATGTATAGTCAGAATCTCTCCGGGGAGGCTACAGGCGAGGAGCAGGGCATACTCCAGGCGGCAGGGAATACCATCAAGCAGGGATTGATTGACCCTGCTGTCAATGCGGCAGGGAATATCATCAGTGACCCTGCTGGCTTTGCGGAGCGTGTAGGCGAGAATCCTCTGAATTTGTGGAACGAAGCGTTTATCCCTCTGGCTCCGGCTGAGATTGGTGTCCGTGGCGGCAGGAGCGTTTACAAGGGTGTCCGTGATTTCAACAAGGATATGGATGCTCTGGGTGAGGATTATCTCAATGCTCCCGATAATCAGATGGGGGGCAATTATGCGGAGGAGGCTGCTGCCGCTGACCGTGTGCAGCGCAAGCTGGCAGAGTCTCAGCAGAGAGCGGCTTATGTGGAGCAGGGCATTGCCAAGCAGCAGGCGAGGGATTTGGTCAATCAGCGGCTGCAGGCTATCGTTGACAGGGAGATGGAGAGGAATCTCTCTGAGTATTATGATGACGGGGCGTATGAGGCTCCGCAGAGTGATTTTGACTCTTGGTTTGAGGGCATGGCAAAGCAGGAGAGCGGCGGGGATTATAACGCCGTGAATGGCTCTACCGGCGCAAGTGGTCGGTATCAGATTATGCCGGAGAATTGGGATGCGTGGGCAGAGGAAGCAGGGCTTGAGCGTGGGGCTGAAATGACCCCGGAGAACCAAGATATTGTAGCCCGCCACAAGATGCGTGGATACTATGATGAGTATGGCCCGGATGGTGCTTTGGTGGCGTGGTATGCTGGCCCCGGCAATGCTGAAAGGTGGGTGCGGGGCGAGGCTACTGATGTGTGGGGCAATCCCTGGGATAAGCCGCAGGAGAATGGCCCTTCTATTGCTGATTATGTCCGTGAGGCTACGGAGAAGGGGCAGGAGAACGGCCTTGAGCCTTTGACGGAGAAGTATTACAACATCACGGATGAGGTGAGTGATACTGCTCTCACGGATTTGACGGAGCAGAAGCTGAATTATCTGGCGCGGGATTATGCTGAGAGGTACGGGGAGAACCTTGACCTAACCTCTATGAAGCGCAGCGGTGACGGTTCCAGCTGGCATGACAGCGGGCAGGCTTTTGATATTGCCAATGAGCGGCTGGCGAAAGACCCGGAGGCAAGGGCATGGCTCATGGAACGTGCCAAGGCGTATGGCCTCTATGGTCTGGATGAGTATACTAGCCCTTCTGCTCATGCCACAGGGGGGCATTTGCATTTCTCGGACCACGGTGAGCCTCTCAAGGGGGCAGGGCGCGGGCGTGGATATGAGCCTAGTGGTTATCGTGATGATAGTGGTATTGCTGAGACTCCTTCACAGACGGGGGAGTTGACAGATGCTTTTGGCAGGGATTTCTCTGATGAGTCTATGGGCCGTGTCCAGGAGGCTATGGGTCAGCTTGATGAGCAGATTAACCGCCTAAAGGTTGAGCGTGAGCGGCTGGAGAATGACCCGGAGATGTCCCCTATTGACAGGTATCAGAAGGCGCAGAGGCTGGAGGATAGCATTGCACGGGCCGAGGAGTACCGCTCTCAGATGGAGGCTTCTTTGCAGGGGCATATGCAGAGAATGAGCACGGGGGAGATTGGTGCTTCTTCTGGCACTGGCCGTGCTGTGGGGGGCATTGGCAATGTGGCAAGACGCTATAGGGCTGATGAGAGTGCAAGGCTGGAGGCAGAACGTCAGCAGGCTATGGCTGATGATATGGCAAGGCGTATGGCTGGTGATGTTGGCGAAAGTTCTATGTATCGTGGTTATGAAGGTACTGCCAACAATCCATATGGAAGAGAAGTAGGCCGATATAGAGCCAACGAAATGGCTAGAGCTGAGACAGAACGCCAGCAAGCAATGACTGACGATATGGCTCAAAAGATTGGTAGTGGCTATCACGGTGAAAACGGGGCCGCTACAGGCAATGGTATGTATGGGGATTCCCAGATTGGCAATGTGGCTAACAGGTATAAAGCTGGAGAGAAGGCTATAGCCGAAGCTGAGCAACAACAGGTTATGGCTGACGATTATTCGCAAAAAATAGCCGAAGCTATGATGAATGATGTGGGAAGTCAAATCTGGTATGACCGCGCTCCTGGCAAGCAGAGAAAGAAGGCTAATCGTAGAAAGGAGATTGAGGCTGCCTATGATGAGGCTGCCAAGGAGCAGGGTATGCCTGAGGTGCGGCGTTCTCAGCAGGGCGGCCAGTCTGGTGCTCCTGCCAAGGGGGCTTATGAGGGCGATACTATCACAAACAAGGAGTATTTTGGCCGCATGAGGGAACTGTTCGGCCCGCTCAAGGTGGGGCGTACTCCGAAGGGCGCAAGGGGTATCTATGACGGTGCGCAGGATGTGGCAAGGGCTGACCATTGGGGCAATTATGATACGATGTGGCATGAGATAGGCCATAGGCTCGATGCAAGGCATGACCTGTCCTCTATGGGCAGGAACCACGCACAGGAGATGGATGCTGCCCTTCAGCGGAAATATCCTAATGGGCATAGCTATAAGCCTAATGAGATTGTGGGCGAGGGCATTGCTGAGTTTGTGAAAGAGTATGTCAATGACGAGGCAACGGCCAAGCAACATTTCCCTGGCTTCTACAAGGATTTTGAGAAGGTGCTTGAGGGAGACAAGGATTTGGCCAATCGCCTCAAGGCGGCGCAGGAAATGGCGAGGACCTATCGTGACCAGCCCACGGGTGCCAAGATTGCGGCAGGGATAGTGAAGAATGAGCCTAAGACTTTCCGTGAGAAGGTTGATGAGTTCCGCAATGAGTTCATGGAGAATTGGGTTGATGATAAGCATGGCATACGCAAGGCTGAGCGTGAGATTGAGAAAATCATAGGGCGCAAGCTGGATGCGGAGGAGTCGGCGTATGTGTATAGCCGTATCGCCAAGGACAGGGGCGTGTCTGCTGCTACGGAGCTGCTGACGGGGAAAGACCCGCAGGCGGTGAAGGATGCTCTGAATAAAATCTATGGCGGGTGCGTGAAGAATGCCGTTACTCTGCCGGAGATTATGGACGGGCTGAAGGAGCTGGCTGAGTCTGATGTAGGCAAGGATTGGCTGAAGGAGCAGGGGCTGAAGGATGTGAACGAGGCTCTATCCGTCTACACGGTGGCGCAGCGTTTCATGGAGGTGTACGACCTCAAGTATAGGCAGCCTTTGGAGAAGCTGAAGCAGGAGCAGGCCAAGGCTGAAGCTGATATGAAGGCGGCAGAAGCCAATGAGGCACAGGCCAAGGCTAATCTCAAGGGCACCAAGTGGAACACCGGCAGGGCGCAGGCTCAGAGGGATTTCGAGGCGGCGCACAAGGCGGCCGTGGAGGCCAGGGCGGCGTACAGAAAAGCTGCTCATGCGGTGGAAGCCAAGGAGGATATGGGCTACAATATGCCGCTTGAGTATGAGGAGTACAAGTCTTTTGTGGATAATGCGCCGGAGGCTATGAAGAAGGCGGCTGATGGTGTCTACAAGCTGAATGAGAATATCGTGGACATCATGCACCATGAGGGTATCTTGTCTGATGAGGTGCATAAGTCGCTAAAGGATAACCACAAGCATTATGTTTCTCTGGCCAGGGATTTCCCGGATGATGCTGCCATTGGTGCGGATTCTTTCGCACCGTCACGGAGCTTCATCAATGTAGGTACGCCACTGAAGAAACTGTCTGAGGAGGGTTCTTTCCGTGATGTGAAAGACCCGATGCAGCAGATGGCCAAGAATATTTTCAATGCGCTTTCTCTTGTTGAAAGGAACAAGGTAGGCGTGAAGCTGACTGACCATGCCAATCTCAAGGGCGTGGGCGGTATCGTGGAGAAGGTGGAGGGTGATGCTAAGACTTCTGATTCGTCTTTCTATGTGTGGAGGAAGGGCAAGAAGGAAGTCTATAACACTACGCCGGAGATTTATAACGCGCTGAAGTCCATGAAGGAAGAAGCCTCTGACAGTATGATTCGTTATATGGCGGAGCTTCCGGCAAGGTGGATGCGGGCTGGCGCAGTGGTGTATAACCCTCAGTTCCTCCTCAAGAACCTTACCCGTGACCAGCTGACGGCGTATCTCTTTTCTGAGTATGGGTATAAGCCTTTCTATGATTTGGCTAAGGGCGTTTACCATATCCTCAAGGAGGATGAGATTTACCAGGAGTTCAAGACCAGCGGCGCTCTGCTGAGTACGGTGGTCAATGCGGCAAAGGATTGGTCAGGGGATATTCTGAAAGATGCTCAGAGGACTCCAAAGGAAAAGGTTTTCCAGAAGCTGAATCCGCTGGCTAATCTTGAGAAGCTGTCGAATTTCATTGAGTCTGCTACTCGTGTGGGCCTGTATGGCAAGGCACGGGGGAAGGGGGCTTCAATCCTTGAGGCTACTATGGAGGCTAGAGAGGGTACGCTGGATTTCGGCAAGGCAGGTTTCAAGGGTCGCAGTGTGAACCGCTATAGCCCGTTTTTCAATGCGGCTATTCAAGACCCGGTGCTTTTCATGGAGAAGTTCAAGAAGAATCCTGCGCGGATGGCAAAGCGGCTGGCTCCTATGGTGATGGGGTCGCTGGCTATCTATGCAATGATACGGTCTGATGATGGCGTGTCCCGTGAGTATGACCAGCTGATGCCGTATGAAAAGAATATGTTCTGGAATGTGCCGGTGCCGAAGGAGGTTTGCTCTACGGGGTGGCTGAGATTTCCAAAGCCTTTTGGCCCAGGGTTCTTGTTTGCTTCTTTGCCGGAGCGGCTGGCTGACCTTGCGTATGGCAAGGATAAGGACGGGCACAGTATGAAGGAGTGGGCAAAGGAGTTTTCTTCTTCGCTTATCCCAGGATCTCTGCCGCCACTTCTCACGGCTGTCTATGAATGGCAGTCTGAGTACAGCACTTTCCGTCAGAGGGACATTGTTCCTGCCCGTGAGAAGGACATGGATGCACGTGACCAATACGGCCCGGAGACTTCTACTTTTGCCAAGTGGGCAGGAGAGAAAACAAACCTGTCTCCACGGAAGATTGATAATCTGGGGCAGAACCTTTTTGCCGGGGCGTATGGCGGCGTTACTAATCTGCATGATGCGGCAGTCGATGGCAGGAAGGTCAAGGCTCCTTATGAGACTTTCAAACTTGACCCGTGGAGCAGTCCACAGTCTACGCAGGAGTATTACGACCGCAGGAAGGCAGTGCAGGAGGCTCATAACTCTGAGGAGAAGAAGGGGCGGCGTATGTCCCGTGAGGATAAGCGGGATTATGAGCGCACCAAGAATGTTGATAAGGTGCTGCAAGAGAAGAACGCCAAACTGAGGAAGGCGCAGGAGCGGTACGATGATGAGGGCATTCACAGGTATAAAAAGGATATTGCTGAGTTCCTGGATAGGGAGCTGGATAAGTTCAGCAAAAGGAGGTGATGCTTATGTTCAAACCATACAACCCTAACCCTGCCGGACGAAAAGTCGGTGATTGTGTCATACGGGCAATTGCCAAAGTAACGGGGCAGGGTTGGGAGGAGGTCTATTTAGGCATTGCGGCAGAGGGTTTCTCCCAGAAAGATATGCCCTCTTCTAATGCGGTGTGGGGTGCGTATCTGATGGGGCAGGGGTGGCGCAAGCGGGTTCTGCCGGATACCTGCCCTAACTGCTTCACGGTGAAGAATTTTTGCGGTGAGTATGGGCATGGCACGTTCCTGCTGGCTACTGGTAGCCATGTGGTGGCTGTCTCTGATGGCGACTATTACGATACCTGGGACAGCGGGGATGAAGTGCCTGTGTATTATTTCGAAAAGGAGGAGAAGTAAATGGGGCCTGGTGCAAGTTCTTTGCCGATGTGGCAGGGGAGCAACCAGCAGACTGCTGGCTCTATGGTGGTGTTCATCAATGATGATTCGGAGGCGGTGAATTATCCTATCAATCCGGGATTCACGGTGGCGTTAATCAATGCCAATGACCCGTCCAATGGGAAGATGTTCATCAAGAGTTCTCAGCCTAACGGGTTGCCTAACAGGATGAGGGTTTTCAAGATTGAGGACATAACTCCACAGCCGCAGAGTCCTGATACGGTTTCACGGCAGGAGTTTGATTCCCTCAAGAAGCAGTATGAGGATTTGGTCAAGCTGATGACTGCGCAGAATGGGGGTGCTACTAAATGAATCCTATGCAGATGATGAAGGATTTCCAGAAGTTCAAACAGGATATGCAAGCGAAAAATCCAAACATGAATCCGCAGGAAATGGTTAATCAGATGGTGTCCAGCGGCAAGGTCACGCAGGCTCAGTTCGAGCAGGCGAGAAACCTTGCCAATACGATGGGGATTAAGTTTTAAAAAGGAGTGATGGCAATGGCAGAACATGACATCAAAACAATCGGCACAGCCAAGTTTGAGGAAGTGTCAATGATACCGCGTAACATCCTGCTCCGTAATCAGACGGTGGCAAAGGGCGATGCGAGGGTAACGAATAAGCTCAAAAGCAATCTGTATCTTGAATGCTTTGAGGCCGGCACTACGGGGGCTACCTTCCCTGCATTGTCTACGGCGGTGGCTGCGGACAGCGTAATCACTGACGGTACGGCAAAGTTTATTGTCCGTGAGGATGTTTCCAAGACGCAGGCGCATATTATCGTGGCTTCGGCTCCGTCTTATTATCAGCGGGAGGAGCTTTTTGAGACGGACAAGACAACTGTCACTATCCATCCGACCTGGATTAACATCGGTGACAGCGGGTATATCCTCAAGACAGCCAAGGTGCTCAATATTGCAGATAATGCAAGCTGGGATAACAGTAGTTATACAAGTGCGGCCAACAGGGCAGGCAAGGATTTCTATATCTATGCGTGTGTGCCGAATGATGGTTATGAGCCGGAGTTTGTGCTGTCAATCAGTTCAGCCATCCCCAGCGGGTATACAGCAGCTAACAGCCGGAAGATTGGCGGCTTCCACTGCCTTTGCCTTGCGGTGGGTACAATATCTGGTCACACGCTTTCTGGTTATCTGGCAGGCGATATACTGCCTCAGTCTGCGTGGGATTTGAACCATCGTGCTGTCAGCGAGAATGAGGGCATGGTGTGGATTCCTGAGATTGGTAAATGGGTGGATATTTACCTTGCAAGCTGGGACGGCTATGAACTGGTGTCTGAGTTTGGCGCAACCATTGCAGACGGCGAAAGCTCCAAGAAGTTCCACGGTGATAAGTTCGTTGAGGAGCTGGGGCTTGTAGGCAAGTCTTTGCTGTGGCGTGATGAGTTCATCGTGGCAGCCAAGGGCAGCAATGAGAATACTAATATCGTAGGTTCTGCCGACCCTGGTACTACTGGGGGACACAAAGATACTGCCAATCGCAGGATGATTAGCAATTACGGCTTGGAGGATTGCTGTGGCGCTCTCTGGCAATGGGGCAGGGATATGTTTGAGATTTACGGCACCGCTGCAAACAACCACGCTTATTGGGATGTCAACAGCGCAAATAAATACTTTGCAGGGTACGTATGGCAGGATGTTTCTGTCTACAACAATGCTGTGGATTCTCAGAAATACGGCTCTTGCTCTGGGCTTTTGCGTCGGGTGCTCTTGGGTGGCGTTTGGGACGCTAGCTCGCATTGCGGTTCGCGTGCGGCGGCTTGCGCTAATTTCTCGTCGAGCGCCTATGCGACTATCGGGGCGCGGGGTGCGTCTGAGCCGCGGCAAATGTAAAACTAGATAGCGACCGTGAAGCGCAAAGCGTAGCACGGAGGAAAATTTTTGGCACAGGGGCTCAAGTACAAAGCTCTTGCAATGGGCTTTTGCGTCAGGTGCTATTAGGTAGCAATTGGGACAATAGCTCGAATTGCAGTTCACGTGCGACGAATTGCAATAATTTCTCGTCGAACGCCAATGCGAATATCAGGGCGCGAGGTACGTCTGATACGGGGGTGCGTCCTTCGGCTGGCACCTGTGCCGTGGCGAAACCAAAACACACGGAGAAGGATTCCTCTGGGCTAGTAGCGAGAGCGAAAGTCCGGGGGATTACGAAGATGAAAAGACACGGAAACCTTTTTGATAAGATATGCGACATGGACAATCTGAGGCTTGCGTTCAAACGGGCAAGCAAGGGCAAGCACTGGCAGAGGAAAGTGCGGGAAGTGGAGGAAAATCTTGACGAGCATTTGCAGCGCATACAGACTATGCTGAAGGAGCATACATTCACAACGGCTGATTACAGGCAGAAATATATTTATGAGCCGAAGAAAAGGCTTATTTCTATCCTGCCGTTTTACCCAGACAGGATTATACAGCACGCGATCATGCTGGTGCTGGAGCCTATATGGGACAGTCTCATGATAAATGAGAGCTTTGCCTGCAGGAAGTACAAAGGCCAGCATAGGGCAAGCAGTCTCTGCAAGAAGTATGCTATGAAGTACGAGTATTGTATGCAGTTTGATGTCTCGAAGTTTTATCCATCTATCCCGCACGAACCTTTGAAGGCACTGCTGAGGAAGAAGCTAAAGGACAATGACCTTCTGTGGCTGCTTGATGACATCATAGACAGCGGAGATGGTGATGTGGGTGTGCCTATAGGAAACTACCTTTCCCAGTGGTTTGGGAATTTGTATATGAATGAACTGGATATGTATGCAAAGCATGGGCTGAGAATCAAGGCGTATGTCCGCTATTGCGATGACTTTCTTGTCTTTTCTGATGACAAGGAGGAACTCAAGGCTGTAGGAGATAAGCTGGAGGCTTTCTGCCGTGAGGTTCTTTGCATGAGGCTATCTCGCAAGAATCTTTTCCATACATACCAGGGGGTAGATTTCGTGGGATACAGGCACTTTTCTTGTGGCAAGGTACTGCTGAGAAAGCGCACTGCTAAACGGATGAGGAAGCGACTGGAAAGGCTTCTCTTGCGCATGGAAAGCGGCAGGGCTTACGATAGGGACAAGGCCCGCTCTTCGGTTGCCAGCGCAGATGGCTGGATGTCCCATGCCAACACGTATCATTTCAAAGAGGCGGTGAAGATGTGGAGAATGAAGGGGATTCTATATGCGTAGATTCTCTGAGTTTGCCAAGGTGACATCTCTTGAAGGGCAGAAAATAAAAATCGATGCTATTCTCGATAAGGAAATTGCTGTCACTGGCTACAGGATAACCAACAGCAAATACAGCGGGAACAGCGGGAAGTGCCTGACTTTGCAGGTTGAGTACAACAATACTGTCTATGTGATATTTACCGGGTCAGCGGTGCTGATGGAGCAGGTGGAGGAGTATAGCGAGGAAATACCTTTCCTTGCCACCATAAAGAAGATTGATAAATTTTATTCATTTACATGAAAGGAGAATACCAATGAAGGGCAAGCCAAAACATTTAAACTCAAAAGAGGATTATCTTTATGCCAGAGAAAACTACGAGGAGTCTTTTTGGCGTCCTCAGTTCCAGGCTCTGCTTGATGGCCGGTGGTGCTGGTACTATGTGGCAGACCTTGAAAGCGCGGAGGCTGGCGTGACGGATGATACGCATAAGGTGGTAGAGATGCAGGGCACAGGTGAGGGAGAGACGAAGTACGCACAGTATGAACTGAGAGAGAACCCCACGGCGAAGATTTTTAGGATAGGGTTTACGGTGGAGGAAGTGGAGGCATTGTTAGAGTAGGGGAGGATAGCGCATGGCAAAGGCGAGAGACCGACCTAAAATTATAATAAAAAATATGTTCTAAAAGGTGGTATAATATTAATAAGTCGAAGGGGGTAATTCCCTTGAACACATGACCGTAACTCAATAAGCGCACTTTGCATTTGCAGGGTGCTTTTTTTGTGCAGTTTTTAGAAAGGTGGTACTATCATGGGCTTTGAAAATGGTGGCTTTTCTCCTGCTGACCTTGCGGCAGTGCTCCGTGGGAACGGCAACAATGACGGCTTTGGTGGCAACAATATTTGGTGGGCTATCCTCTGGATAATGATGATGATGTGTGGCGGATGGAACAACGGCGGTTGGAACAATGGCGGCAATGCTCCTGCTCAGTATGTTGCTGCTGATGTGCAGAGAGGCTTTGACCAGCAGTCCACTTCTGCCGGGATTGCGGCATTGCAGGCGCAGGTAGGCAATGGCTTTGCTGATGCGGCTGTGGCACGTTGCTCCGGGAATGCCAACATCACGCAGGCTATCACCAATGCACAGTATGCAACTTCGCAGGCTGTCGGCGGTGCGAAGGATACCATCGCCCTTGGCTTGAACCAGCTTGCAATGGCAAATCAGCAGGGGTTCAATGATAATCGCGCAGGACAGGCAGACCTCAAATATACGATTGCCACCGAGGCGTGTGCAGACAGGCAGGCTATCTCTGACGGCTTGCGGGACATCATGGCGCAGAATACTGCAAACACCAATGCAATCATCCAGTCCAATACGCAGGGCTTCCAGGCTATCCAGGACAAGCTGTGCCAGCTTGAGCTTGACAACTTCAAGCGTGAGAATGCAGACCTTCGCTCTCGTCTCCAGATGGCAGACCTGGCCGCTTCTCAGCAGGCACAGACGACTCAGATTCTGCAGGGACAGAACGCACAGGCTCAGAACATCCTCAACACCTGCTGCCCGCCTCCGAAGCCTGCATATATTGTTTCCAATCCTAATGGCTGTGGTTGCGGCAACTTGTATGGTGGGTGTGGCGCATAAGGAGGGTTGACCTATGGCTTTTGAAGCTACAGCAGTTGCGCGGCAGGAACTTCAGCCTGGGCAGTCGGCTACATTCACGGCTACTGTCGTGCCCTGTAACCTTGGCATTGTGAACCACTCCGATGAATCGCCTACATTCGTGCTGGCGGGCAGTAAGTGCAGACGGCGCAAGGCAAACTATTTCGTTGACTTTGCCGCAAATATCGCTGTGCCTACGGGTGAGACGGTGGGAGAGATTTCGGTTTCTCTGGCTCTTGACGGTGCGGCTCTCCCTGCTTCGACTATGATTGTCACTCCTGCGGCGGTGGAGAACTTCTTCAATGTGAGTAGGGCTATGACTGTGCCTGTCTTCTCAAACTGCTGTCAGACATTGACGGTGACGAATACAAGCACCATACCTATTGCAATGACTAACGCTAATATCGTGATTGACAGGCCAGACTTGAGGTGAAAGCATGGATAAGAAATTAGCAGAGAAACTGGAAAACAACTTTTGCGAAGTGCTCTATGAACTTACTGAGAAGGAGTTTCAGAATTCTCAGCAGGTGGAGACAGCGAAAGCCGCCCTGAGTGGTCTTGTGAAAATCAAGATGTTGGATGAGATGGAGAGATTCCGGGGTGGCAATTCCTTCCGCAGCTATGACGATGAAGGAATGTCTACTCGCAGGGATTCGATGGGGCGTTATGCTGACGATGGCCGCTCTAACCGCTCTTATCGTATGTACCGTGATGACGGTTACAGCGGACATGACATGATGGGCAAGCTGGAAGAAATGCGTGGGCAGGCGCGGAGCGAGGACGAGCGGCGCATGATTGATGAAATCATGAAGCGCATGAAGTGACCTCTATCAATGGAATTGCGGGGCGGGAAACCGCCCTTTTTGTTTGATGGGGGTGATAGCATGGATGTAAATATTTTGGCGAACTGGACGGTAGTCCTTGGGTTTATTGCAGGGGGATTTTATTATCTCATTCTACGCCCATTAAGCAGGGCGATAGCAAATCTGGATACGGCTATAGGAGAGCTGAGAATGGATTTGCTGACAGCTGAGAATAGGCGGCATGAGTTGGAGGTGCGGGTGGCTGAGATTGACCAGCGGGCACGAAGCGCTCACCATAGAATAGATAGACTGGAGGGGAGAGACAATGGACACGAATAGAATCATAAGCCTGGGGCTTGTAATCATGGGCATTATCGCCGTGACAGGGTGGCTGGCTATATCGTGGAAGACCGGCACAAGCACGGGGACGGAAATTCCCATTGGCATTATCTCCGGTCTGGTTGGTGTGCTCACAGGCAAAGGACTAGCTGAGAAGCCACAGAACCAGTCACAGACGGCGCAAACGCTGGGAAAGGTATCTGAGGTAGCATCACAAGGGCAGGCCATTGTAAACGCCGTTGACGCGATTTCTACGGCTATCAAGGAGCAAAAGAAATGAGCATTGTTGAGCTACGAGAACTGGATTATGAGGAACAGAAACTCTTTGCAAAAGAGTATTTGCCTTTGGTATATGCGCGGCTGGCAGATGATGACGTGGAGATTGTGAAAGAGCCAGGGGATATATCGCCTATCCTGCCGTCATTTGACAGCGAGGACAAAATGTATTTCACACGGAACGGAAGGAGAGAAGACAGATGAGCGTAGATATTAAAGAAACATACCTTGACTTCTCAAGCCTATCTGAACGAAGCTACACGGACATGATTGTCATTCACCACACGGGTTGCAATGACATTGACGCAAGTGCAGAGCAGATTCACGGCTGGCATATCAATAACGGTTGGGCTGGGATTGGCTACCACTATGTAATCCGCAAAGACGGCACGATTGAGCGCGGACGGCCTGAGTGGGCTATTGGTTCTCACGCATACGGTGAGAATAGCCACACCATAGGCATCCATCTTAGTGGTGATTTTGAGCAGGCAGAACCGACTTCTGACCAGATTGAGAAGTGCGCTGAACTGATTGCTGATATTTGCGACCGCTACGGCATCCCCATTGACCGCGACCATGTTGTAGGGCATGGAGAGTTGATGGCAACCTCCTGCCCTGGCATGAATGTGCAGACCCTTCTTGACGATGGCACGATTACAGGCAAGGCTATCTACTACTACAATCAGTCGCATGGACTGACGGAGGCCGTGGAGGCTCCTGAACAGGATGGCGGCAACCAGGGCGGCAGAGGGATGGAGAGATTCATCGCAGTTGACAGCTTGCCAGAATGGGCAAAGCCTACCATCCAAAAAATGATTGACAAAGGGCTTCTCAATGGCAACGGCAACAGTCTTGATTTGTCACTTGATATGCTGAGAATTTTCGTTATCAACGATAGGGCAGGGTTGTATTGAATCCGATATGACAGTATAATAGAAGTAATCTTGCTGTGCCACCCTTCGGGGTGGTCAAAGATTCCGCATTACTCATAGATAACTTATTAGATAGCCGTGGTGGTAGTAGGTCACGGCTCTTTTTTTGACCACATTTTGACCGCAGGAACATTTTTAGCGTATAATTTCTAGGAGAAATGTGATAATATGGAGAATAGAAGCTAATAGAAATAAGGAGAAGTAGCAGAAGATAAAAGCCGATGAACGATAAGGATATGATAAAATAAAGCCTTAGAGCCTTGATTTACAAGGGACTAAGGCTTTTTATATTGCGCTTTGACCACACTTTGACCACACCTACAAATGTTCCAACGTTTCCACTATGGCCTGGTCGCTGTCTTTGGTGGCGTGGCTGTAGACTGATAGAGTAATTTGCGGTGAGGTATGCCCCAGGCGTTTTGATACGGCTGTGATAGGGACTCCGTTGGCAATGAGCAGAGAGGCATGGGCGTGGCGTAGGGAGTGGATAGTAAGCGGTCTTACGCCAGAAGCACTTACTGCCCGTCTGAAATGATGTAGGCAGGTTGTGTATGTCACAGGGAAGATTTGCTGCGTGTCCGGCATTCGCTGGCAGACTTTTTTTAGGGGGGACATGGCTATGTCCGGGATGGAAATCGTGCGAACGCTGGATTTTGTTTTGGGCGGCGTGATGTGCCAGTTTCGGTTCCTTGTCTTGGTGATGCTGATGGTGTTCCCTTCTATGTCTGACTTCTCCAAGGCCAGGGCTTCACCTATTCTCATGCCACTATAAAATAGCAGGATAAACAAGGCTCTATAGAGAGGGTGGCTGACGGCTGCGAGGAATGTGTCAAACTCTGCCTTGTCCCAGAACTCCAGTCGCTTCTCTCTCTTCCCTGTGTTCCCAGTCACTGTGAAGGGGTTGCGCTGCAGGCCATAGAACTTCACGGCGAATGTCAATGCAGAGGATAGGCGGCGGTTGATAGTCTGTAGGGTTGACTGGCTCAAGGCTCCGTGGCCAACCTTTTTGTCTACGCCACCAATATGGTTCTGCCACTCCCTAATCACATTCGGCGTTATGTCTGACAACAACTTGTCTCCGAGCAGCGGCAATATATATACTCTAAATGTCGTGCTGATGGCAAGGTATGAGCTTTCCTTTACATTCTGCTTCCTGTCTTCCAGATATATTTCAGCAAGGCTTTTCATGGTCATGTCTGCCGTGCCTTGTGCCTTGCGGATAAATTCCGCTTCAAATTCCTTGGCTTCACGCTTGGTCTGAAAGCCCCGCTTTGTAGTCTCTTTGCGGTTCCCCTGCCAGTCAGTGTATCGGAATTTACAGTACCATTTTCCTGTCTTGGCATCTTTATATGCTGGCATAGCATCGTCTCCTGTGGTATAATAAACATGAGTGATCTGGGGGGCAGTTGCAAATGCCGGCCCCAGACCCCTGCAACCGTGTGTACAGCGATTGGCAGGGCTAAAGGTCAGGGCTGTGGCCGTGCATGGAGCTAACCCGTATGGGGTGAGGTGGTTCGAGTCCGCCGTCGGTCACGCCCTGGCTTTATATGACATGAAAACCGCAAGGTTTTAGACGGCGTATATCATTGATATGCGCCTTATTTTTGTGTATAATATAACCAATACGCTGAACCGTGCGTAGAAATATCAACGTCCCAGACGGACGGCAGGAACCCTTTCTCCTGCATAAGTTGAAAGGGAGTTGGAAACTTATCTCCAGTACTACCACAAAAAGCTGCCCTACGGCTAGGGTGGCTTTTTGTTTTGCGTTATGCTATAATGGTTTTGGATATGGAAATGTTCTTCCTGTGGACATTTACGGCAGAGGGCGAGTCTTGCGAGGCTCGCTCTTTTGCTATATTTTGGGGATTTTGCAGAAATCTGCTTGAAAAAAATTGGGGATTTTGCAATAATGATGGTACTGGGTAATCACTCACAAAGGGCGTGTTTGACGAAGCACGTCCTTTTTTATATAATGAATATACGCATCGGATTTACTCTCCTAATAAAGCCTGCCCTTCTGGGGTGGGCTTTTCTATTTGCGGTATTTGTCCAACTCAATTAAGCACCCCTTTCTTTTTCCTTCGGCTGACGGTGCTGGCTAAAGATAAGGTCAACGACTGCCTTAGCTTCTGGCGGCAAGTTGTGGTAGTCATCCAGTATGTCTCTATCCATAGCAGACAATACGGCTCTACCAAAAGGCGTATCTGAAGTAGGCTTTCCAAGCAAATCATACATAGATGTGTTGTAAATTTCTGATAACTGTAATAAGTCTTGTGGGGTAGGGCTTGTTCTGTTTTTCTCCCATGATGATATTGTCTGGAAAGTAACTCCCATCTTTCCTGCTACCTCTGGCTGCGTCATACCGCAATACAAACGGGCCTCTTTCATACGCTCTCCAAGTGTCATACGGGTTCCTCCTTTCATATTATTATCTTATCACAAACCAAGGGGCAAAATAAAAAAACTCTGCAATTTGTTGAAATAAGTTCTTGACTTTCGTTAAAATGTAGAGTAATATAATGTATAGGCAAGGGAGGTGAGAACATGGAACACGCCAAAATATTGAAGGCGTTCATTAAATCAAGAGGCGTAACGCAGACGTTCATAGCACATAAACTGGGCATGAATCTGGTGACGCTTAACAACCTTCTCAATGGAAGGGTTCAGTTGAAGACGGAAACATTGGAGGCTGTATGTGAAGCGATGAACGCCACCCCTGTAGATTTTTTTAACTTCAAACTCAACAAATTCAAGAGTGCGTAGAAGATATTCAACAACATGGAGGTAACAGCGTGAACGAGTTGAAAACAATCATTTTTAACGACAATGTCTATGCGGATAGTCGAAAGGTGGCGCCTATGATTGGCCTTGAGCATGATGCTTTGTTATCGGGGATTAACCACATGGTGGATGTGCTGAACGATAACGGAGAAGATGTATCAGACAAGTTTATTCCGTATAAGCGTGGGGGCAATGTTCTTTGGTATCGCTTATCCCGTAGTGGATGCGATGCTGTGGCTGTGGCATTTACCCCTGATGAAACAACAAGGTTTCTGTTTATCAACCTTTACACGGACAGTTTCCGGCGTGGTGAGAAGAAACTGCGCCAGCTTCAATCGGAGGACTGGCAGAGGAAACGGAAGTTGAATGTGGCAGGGCAGATTGACTTCCACGACACAATCAAGGAACTTGTGACATATGCAGAGCAGATGGGTAGCAGGAATGCCAATTTCTACTATACGGATTACAACAGGCTCCTAAATCGCACAGTCGGCCTGATGGATGGCGAACGAGACGAAGCTACCAGTATGCAACTGGATAATATCAACAAAGCCAACACATGGGCAGGAGAGATTATCAAACAGGGCATAGCAAATGGTGATGATTATCACGACATCTACAAGGCCGTGAAACAGAGAATGGCAGCATTCAAGGAATTTTTGGAAATGACAATGCCAAAGTTACCGCAGGAGGTTGAGTAATGACTGATTTGAATGTAATTGATGCAGAATTTACAGAGGTTACAACAGAGCAGTTTGATTATGCGGCTCTCGATAATGACACGGCAGAACAGTTAAAAGAGATTGCCGAGCAGGACATGAGAGCCACAGCAGTATTCTGGGTTGCGAGGGCAGAGAGGCTGACCAAAGCACATGAGTTGTTGGCAAATAATCGCAATGGAACTTTTGGCAGATGGGTTGAGCAGGAAATTGGGATAAGCCGTGACACGGCAGAGAGGTTGATAAATGCCTATAGCCAGTATCAGGTTATTACCGCAAATTGCGGTAATAACACCGCCGACTTCCTCCCTCAGTCTTTCTACCGCAAACTTGCTGCCAATGACCCAAACGCAGAGCAAATTAAAGAAGATGTTCTGGCTGGCAAAATCAAAGACAGCAAAGAATACAAAGCGGCTTTAGAAAGAATCAAAAACCTTGAGAATGAAAAGAACAAAGATAAAGATTCTGCCGAAAAGACCATTCAGAATTTGAAGTCTGTACTTGCTGATACACGCCAACAGTTATTTGATGCCAAAGAAAAGGCAAAGGGTGCTGATGAAAAATACCTGGCCTCTCTCAAAGAAGATGCAGCCAAGGCAAGAGCCGAAGCGCAAAAAGCAAATCTCGATTATGAGAGATTACAAGACAGGTTCGATGATTTGGACAAAAAAAGTGGCGACCTCATGCGGCAGAATAAAGAAAATGTAAAGATGCTTGAGGAAATTGCTGGGGAATTGAAACAGTCGCAGGAACTTAATGCAAGATTGATGGCAGATGGAAAGAAAACTGATGCCGAAACAGATATTGTCGTGGTGCTTGCAACGGCAGTAAGGCAAATTACCGATGAGAACTTGGAGGCTTGCGTGAATCATATCCTCAGCCTTGAAGATGGTGAGGCAATTCTCAATCGCTTTAAATCAATGACAGATATGGTTAGAGAAAAGGAGAACAGCCATGTACGTTAAGGCAAAACTGGCAGATGGCGTTGAAATCAGGGTGGACATCACGCCGGATAACCTGTCTTACAAATGCGATGCTTGCGGCAAGGAACATTTTATTACAATGGGTGAATTGTTAATGGATGCGGACGGTATGCCAAAGGATTCTGATGCAGACGATTTAATAACTCGTTTGCGTTATTGCCCTGGAGGGTGTGAGCGTTGGAGGTGACACCATGAAAGACAGCGACTTTATGACAGCTTCGGAGGTGGCGGCGGTTCTCCGCTGCTCCACCAGCAGGGCCTACAAGCTAATGGCGGCAATACGCAAGGAGATGGAGAAGCAAGGGCTGCTGACGGTTCGCGGCAGAGTGCCAAGGAAACGACTGATGGAAAGGGTGGGGCTAGTATGAGCGCAAGAGATTGGCTTGGCGGTTTCTTATGGGCATTGCCGCTTCTTGCGGCGGTTGAGTGGTTGACGAGGTGAAAACAATGATTGAACAGTTAAGCGAGTTGTCCGATTTCACAACCAAAGGTATCAAGGCTTTGCTTTTGACGTTTGCCGTCAGCTTCGCCGTGGGCGTGGCGGTAGGCATATTTGGCCTGCTGATGGTCATAGATGCACTGGCAAGGAGGTGAGCGGATGCCGAAAGGGAAAACCCAATGCGACTTTGACTGCCTTGAATGCCCGTTCCCAGACTGCAAGCAAGGCACGAGGGCTGCAGCGAAACAGGCTGTGGCGAGGCGCAGGAAGCGTGAAAAATTCTCCCAAGATAGCTGGAATTACGCTTATATGGCGGCGGTTCCAGAGCCAGACTACACAGCCGGCCTGATAACCCGGACGATGGACAAGTCGGAGCTTGAGGCAATGCTTACGGCACAGTACGGCAACAAACTGGAACCTATCACAGGTTCACGGCGACGGCAGGTTTCAAGGGCAAAATAAAAAAGCACCGCTGGAAACGGTGCTTGCGTCGGTATGGTTGGGCAGAGCAAGCGATAGATGTCATGGTGATGACCTCCCGTACCTGTTCTGCAATACCTATTGTAGCAGACGTGTCAAGGCTTGTCTGTGCGGCCTGCCAACTCGTCAAGGGACACATCAAAGAAGTCGGCTAAGGAAATCAGTTTACCAAAGGCTGGCTCCCTTTGCCCGTACTCATATCTCTGATATGCGGAAAGTGTCATACCTACGGCTTCTGCGACCTGCTTCTGGGAAAGACCTCTGGACTTTCTGAGAGCGGTAAGGCTGGCTGAAAAATTCATAATAAAACCTCCAAATGGCGTTGACATTACAGCCAAACGGCGGTATAATGAAACCATAAGGACAGCCGTTTGGCGGTGCTGAATGAAGAAGGGGACGGTGAAATGAGTATCTTAAAGCAATTACGCCTAGCGGCAGGGCTTACTCAAGCCCAGACAGCAGCAGCGGTAGGGATAAATGTAATGACCTACCAACGCTACGAATACGAAAAACGCTATCCCGATGTGTTGACAGCTCTCAGGATAGCGGACGTACTGAAGGTGAAAGACCTTCGCAAGATATGGAGCGGCCACTCCATACCTTGATTATAAAGTCTTTCAGCCTTCTTCGCAAGGAACACAAGTTCTAAAGGAGGTAAGAAAAATGATTGAGAGATTTACAGACCTCAGTAAGCTGGACACTTTCCCAGAGGAAGTGCAGAAGGAAATCCGCCAGTATGAAGATTACGGCAGGGAGCTTGTCTATGTCGAGCATATTCAGCATGAGGAGTGTGGCCATAAAGATGATTACTGGACGATAGTCTATTATGAGCCGCTTCATCAAACTGGCCAGACTTCACCGTATGATGTGTTCTGGTTCGCTTCTCTGAGTTACACGAGCTGGCCTAAGCCCAATCTGTTCAAGTATTTCTACAGCTTGAGAAGGCTGGAGGCAGAAATGCTTGCCAAGCATGAGGGACGGAAGCCCGCAAGTATCGAGGAGGTGGCGTGAGATGAAGCCCAGCAGGATAGACTACATCTTCCGCTCCTGTATGTTGATCTGCAGGCAGGATAAGGAAAAGGCGAAGGCAATGGCCCGGCAGGAAATGCGGCGGCTCTTGAATCTCAACTCTCTCTGGCTCCCACGCCGGGTAGAACACGGGCAGAGGCTTTTAGCAGAGGAGGCATAAGTAATGAGCAGGGCGATTCTTATATATGGAGACAGTGGCTCAGGCAAGACAACGAGCCTGAGAACGCTGAACCCGGAAAGAACATTCATCGTTGATGCAGACCGCAAGGGCCTGTCCTGGAAGGGCTGGAAGAAGCAGTACAGCGGTGATAAAAAAAACTACAGCCAGACTTCAAAGGTCACTCACATTGAAAGCATCTACCAGAAGATGCAGGGCGAGTGGGCAGACAGGTTTGATGTTTTAGTGATTGATGGTTTAAGCACAATCATGGTGGACGATGAGATGGCAAGGGCCAAGGAGCGTGGCTATGACAAGTTCGTGGACTTGGCCCAGTGCATTTGGAATGTGGTGTCTGACGCTCATTTGATGCGTGATGATTTGACGGTGGTGTTCATCGGTCACGCTGAGACTATCCGTGATGATTCTGGCATGGCATGGACCCACGTCAAAACGGGCGGCAGAAAGTTAGACAAGATTGTACTGGAAAGCAAGTTCAACACTGTTCTTTGGGCAAAGGCTCTTGACGGTAAATATGTCTTTGAAACTCAGTCGGATAAGTCCACAGCGAAAAGCCCCATGGGGTGCTTTGAAAAACAGATACCCAACGACATGAAATTTGTCGTAGATACATTGAAAGCATATGAGGAGGAATAATCAATGAGACGAGTTGAAAATTGGGACAGCATTCAGGCGGTAACCGGTGGCGGGGAGCAGCTTCCTGCCGGCATATATAAAGTCGGCATTGTGAGTGCATCTGCCGGGGTTACGCAGACTGGCAAGGAGAAGCTGGTGCTTGCGCTTGAGGTCACGGAGGGTGACTATCAGGGCATTTTCTCCCGCAAGTTCAAGGCTAAGAAGCAGTACAACGAGAAGGCACAGTGGCCTTGCCTCTTCCATCAAGTCACCGAGGGCGATTCTATCGGCAGGTACAAGGGACTGATTATGGCGATTGAGGCAAGCAACCCTGGGTATCATTGGGACTTTGACGAAACCACGCTCAAGGGAAAAATTTGCGGGTGCATCTTCCGTGAAGAAGAATACATAGGCCAGCGTGACGGCAAAGTGCACACCAGCTGTAAGCCGTATGCCATTATCCCGATTGAGGATATGGACACGGCAACGGTGCCGGAGAAGAAGTGTGTTGAGCCGCAGGAACCGAGTGGCTACTATGGCAACGAAGAAATTCCCTTTTGATATATGGTCAGATTGATTGATTTCAGGAAGTTGTCTCCTGCTACTCTCGATGAGGTTTTGAGGGTAGCAGGGGTAACTACTGAGGACAGAGACTGGCTTAAAGCCCGTGGCGAGCCTGTAGGGGCGTTGGAGTTTCCGGACAGGTATAAAGTATCACGTGCCCAGCAGAAAAAGGCTCATGCCCTATTACAGGCGGTCTGTCGATGGTCAGGATATACGCCGCTTGAGACTGAGAAGACCATCACAAAGCAGATGTTTCTGGACAGTCAGCTTCCTACGGTGGCTGATGAATTTTCCCTCTCAGATTGCAGCAGGGAAATAGCTAGAATGTATATCACATATCTGATTGACTTCTGTCTGCTCCACGACATCCCCTGTGGGGAACCGATGTGGAAGCTGGCTGAGGACATTCCCAAGTATGTTTACATGGCACTTGTCCATAAAAGGTGCGCCGTGTGTGGTCAGAAAGCGGAGCTGCACCATGTGGATGCTGTGGGAATGGGCCGCAACAGGAAAGAGATTTGCCACCTGGGAATGAGGGTGTTGCCGCTTTGCCGGACGCACCATATAGAAATTCACACTATTGGCAGAGAAGATTTTCTCAACAGGTACATACTGGAGCCTGTGAAGGTCGATGAGAGAATTGCAGAGGTTTATCGTTTAAGAAATGAGTGATAGTTATGGGGTATCCTTGGGATTACATCAGACAGTGGAACACGTTCATGGATTTAAGTCTCGGAACATTGACAAGAACCGAAGTAATATTGTACATGAGATTGTTTCAGTGCAATAACGCCATAGGTCGAATCGAGTGGTTCGGAGCTAACAATCTTATGATAGCCGGTTACGCTGAAATGGATGAAAAACTTCTAATAAAGACCCGTAACGCACTCAAGCAAAAAGGATTCATAGACTTTATTCCTGGCAAAAAGGGACAACCAACAAGATACAAGTTGATACTGCTTTACGAAATAGACTGGTCGGAAGCCAGCAAAAAGCCAGCAAAAAGCCAGCAAAAAGCCAGTGAATCACCCAGTGAAAAGCCAGTGAATCACCCAGACATAATAAAAGATAAAGAGAATAAAGAAAAAAAGAGTAGTGCGCAAAGCGCAAATGCGCAAGATGCGCAATTTGATGAGTTCTGGAAAGCCTACCCAAAAAAGAAGGATAAAGCGAAGGCAAGGAAAGCCTACGCCAAGTTAAAACCAGACACGGCTCTTCACAAAAAAATACTGACTGCCATTGAGAAACAAAAACAGTCTGAGCAGTGGCAAAAAGATGGAGGTCAATTTATTCCTTTGCCTACCACGTGGATAAATGGCGAGCGTTGGGAGGACGAGGAAACTGTAGATGTATGGGTAGAGCCACATTCTCAGCCACTCTCTCAGGACGAGCAGGAGAAACGCCGGAGAGAAAGGCAGGACTATGACGATATGCTGGCGGCGTTGGCTGAAGGAGGTACATGATGGTCAATCTGGATGACTTGAAAAACATCGAGGCTGAGGAGGAAGTGCTGAACTTTATCATGGTAAAGCCGCATAGGTTCCATGACATAAGCCATATTCTTAGGGCAGATGACTTCTACCGAGAATCGCACAGAATTATTTACAGGGCAATGGCTGAGATGATTCTTGCTAGAGAGCCGTTAGATATAGTGACACTCACAGAGAAGTTAAGGCATGACGGGGCCCTGGACAAAGTGGGCTTTGGGACCATAAAGCATATTGGCATGGTTGGTGTAGTTGGGTGTGTGGAAGCACAGGCTGAAATTGTTGCAGAACATTCCCGGCGCAGGCGACTTGTGGAGAAGGCAAGGGCACTTGAGGTGATGGCGGCAGATTTTAAGCAGGACATAGAGAGGCTTGCTTATGACTTTGCCAACGATGTTTCCGGCATGACGGCAACGGCTGACGAGAACACGAAGACGGCGAAGGATGCTGCTATGGAATTGGCAGCACTCATTGACCAGCGTTCTGCACGGCAGGGAGAAATGTTGAATACAGGACTTGCAGACGTGGACAAGTATCTGACGGGGTTTGAGCCTGGACAGCTTATTGTCATAGCGGGCAGACCTGGGCATGGCAAAACTGCACTTGCTGGAACCATTGCGGTGAATATGGCGCAGCGTGGGAAGCGGATTCTCATGTTCTCAATGGAGATGAGTCGGGAGGAAATGCTGGGAAGGTTTGTTTCACGGGTTGGTGGCTTGTCTGGTGAGAAGCTGAAGAAGCCCAATGATATGAGCCAAGACGAATGGGATAGGTATATCAAAGGGCTGGATGAAGTAAGCAAGTTGCCTCTCACGATTAACAGCCAGGGTGCGCTTACTCCTGCTGATGTGGCAAGTATAGCAGCGAGGTGGGAGAGCAATGGCGGTATTGATGTGATTGTGATTGATTACTTGCAGCTGATGAATAGTGGAAACAGGTCTGATAACAGAGTGCAGGAGATTAGCTATATTACCCGGAGTTTGAAGAATCTGGCGGTAAATCTCAAGGTGCCAATCATCTTGCTATCTCAGCTTAGTAGGGCAAACGATAAAGAGAATCGTGCGCCCAAACTGACTGATTTGAGGGATAGTGGCAGTATTGAGCAGGACGCAAATACAGTACTGCTGATTCATAGGGAAAGTCATCTTAGCGATGACATGAAAACGCAGGAGTTGACCAATAAAACTTTTGTGAATATAGCTAAGCAGAGAGATGGCGAGTGTGGCACTGTGCTGGTGACGTTTATTCCGAGCCGGGGTTATTTTGTGAATTACATTGATGAGGGTCGCTATGAGGCTAAAGGCTTCACACCTCCCGTTTGAAAGGATAAGGATATATGAGATTGTACTCAGCGAATGATGTGCGTGATTACCATTATTTGAGCAATAAGTATTCTGAGATAACTGACACGATAGCAAAGCAAGAAGAGGGGAGAGCGTCGGTGGATGTGATAAACACCATCGAATGCAAATATCACTTGAAGCTGATTATGGCAACCAAGGAAATGATGAATGACCTTGGCGTTGAAGTCCCAGACGATAAGGCTAAAGAGCTGGGGTTTGAGCTATGAGCGAGAAGTTTTTACAGCACCTAAGAGAGTTGATTCTCCGGGGCTACGTTGCGGGGCTGATTCCCAGGGAACTGGCGAGGAAGAAATGCAACATGATAACGAGGGAGATTGAACGGCATAGCCAGAGGGAGAGCGTGAAGTGAACATAGGGCTGATTGACGTAGACGGCACCAGCTTTCCTAACCTGGTGCTGATGAAGCTGAGCGCATGGTATAAGCAACAAGGGCATGACACCTTTTTGCTGAAGCCCGATGATGTTCTCAATGGCGAAAACCTGTTCACACCGTATGACAAACTGGTTGGAGCTTGCGTATTCACAAAGAACGCAGGAACAGCACGAACCTTGCAGAGTATGGGTGCTGATATTGGCGGTATCGGCGTAGATAACAAGCGCGTTCTCCCAGACGAGATAGAGCATATCTATCCTGATTACTCACTCTATGGCATCACCGATACTGCCTACGGCTTTCTCAGCCGTGGTTGCCCAAGAGGTTGTTCATTCTGTGTAGTGGCTGGCAAGGAGGGCAAACAATCACGCAAGGTAGCCAATCTCTCTGAGTGGTGGAGTGGGCAGAAGCATATTAAACTGTGTGACCCTAATCTGCTGGCCTGTCCTGAACACATGGAGCTACTTGAACAACTGGCAGAGAGTAAAGCCTATGTTGATGTGAACCAAGGGTTCGATGCCAGACTTCTCACGCCGGAGATTGTCGAAGCAATGAACAGGGTGAAAATATCCGTTGTGCATTTTGCTTGGGATAATCCGAAAGACAAAGTGGTGCAAGATAAACTGCTGATGTTCAGCGAATTAACCACGATGCCAGACACGGGGGGGAGAAACAAAAGAGTTTATTGTCTCACGAACTATTGGAGTACGTTTGCGCAGGATTTAGAGCGTGTCTACTGGCTGAGAGATAACGGCTATGACCCGTATGTGATGATTTATGAAAAAGAGACAGCACCAAAGAAGCTAAGACAGTTTCAAAGGTGGGTGAATAACAAATTTATTTTCAGAAGTTGTGAGAGGTTTGAGGATTATGGGAAGCATGAAAGCAGCAGCAATGGCAGAAGTTGAAGCAGAACAGGCAAGGGCTGAGAGGTACGCCGAGGGCTACCATGACGGCTTTAGTGACGGCTATGACCGTGCGCTGGCGGACATTAAGAAGCTGAAGCGGGTGGCAGTAGAAGAATTGCTGAGAGGGTTTGGGCATGGGCTGGATAAAGCGGAATCTTGATGAGATTGAACTGTTCTTGTTTTGCTGGGCAGGTGTATGGAATATTGTTCACGGCATAGTCAATGTAAATACATTGCAGGTACAAATTGGAGTCCTCTTCCTCTGCGTTGGCTTTATAGACTACAAAGGTGGCAGGGATAGGTAAGAGTATAGGCGAGTAGCTAGAACCGCTCAGAGGGGCGTTCCTGGCGGCGAGAGAGGCATATTAGGAGGAGAGCATACGATGAGTTTGGCAAGGCGAATGGCAAGAAGGGATGCCATCCCGGAAAGCGTGAAGCGCGAGTGGTATGAAAAAGGCGTGCGTGCAGGCGTTGAAAGTGTCCGCAATCAGGTCACGGAGCAGCTAAGAAAAGCGTATGACCAGGGCTTTACGGAGGCGAAAGTAAAAGCGCATATCTCGATGACTGTATCGGCGGTTGCTGTGCTGCATGATAAGCATGGCTGGGGCAAGGTCAGGGCTAAAAGGTTTGCAGACGAGCTTGATGAGTTGTCGGAATGCGTAAATAAAGGCCTTGTGAGTACCACGGACTTAATGCAAATGCTTGTCGATGATGGACTGGATTTTTGCAGTAAAGCCACGGTGGAAGACGGAAACGGCAAGACTTATTTGCTGGATTTGGCGAAGGTGACGAAATGAAACTGAGCATTTATAAAAATCCACGCAATGACCACACATACCTGGTCAACAGAAAGGGCAATAACTACATGATTGTCGAGCGGGACTGGATGGGCAATGTGTTTCAGATTATGGCGATTTACAACAGTCAAGAAAACGCCCAGGATGTGCTGGATAAATTGTGTGATGCAATGGATTGGCGTTTTTGCGGAGAACAAGAAGAGGCAGGTCAGTTAGATGGGTAAGGCAGAACGAGAGCGTGGGAAGCGTGGAGAACGGCTGTTTTGCTCTCTTTGCAGAGAGCACGGCTATGATGTTCACAGAACCGCTCAATTTCGTGGGAACACTGGTGCTGCTGGCGATGTAGAAGGCTTGCCTGGTATTCATGTCGAGGTCAAGAATCAGGAGAGATTGAACTTGCGTGATGCGATGGCTCAGAGCATACGAGACAGCGGAGCCGAGGGCAAAGGGAATATTCCCATCGTGGCTCATAAGAAAAACAATGCAGACTGGCTCATAACGCTGAGAATAGGAGATTTTTTTGAGATCTATCGAGAGTGGGAGGCAGGGAGAGATTGAGGGTACTACCAGGGCTTATGTTTAAGAGCGTGGAAGATGCAGGACGATGGCATCTAAAGGCGGTGGATGGCGGAAATCACATGAAAAATGCGAATCGCAAGCGGGCAGGCAGGCCCAGGATGAGCAAAGCTGAGTTTCGTAGGCGGCTGATGGGGGACTTGAAACATGAAGTATAAAGTCGGAGATAAAGTAAAAATACGGGAAGATTTGATTGACGGTAAAGAGTATGGCGATAATATTTTTGTGCCAGAAATGAAGCCGTGGTGTGGGCAAGTTGTCACTATTGCGCATTGCGAATATGGTAATTATTTGATAGAAGGTTGTGATAATTGGGCGTGGACGGATGAAATGATAGAAGGGCTGGCAGTTGACGATGCAGTAACTCACCCATCACATTATACCGATGGGAAAATCGAGGTCATCGATTTCATAAGGGATAAGAAGTTGGATTTTTGCAGGGGAAATGTTGTCAAGTATATCAGTAGGGCTGGCAAGAAGGGCGATAAAAGCAAAGAGCTTGAGGATTTGAAGAAAGCCCGTCAGTATTGTGATTTCGCAATTGAGGAACTGGAGGGCAGAGATGGGAATTGATACACTGCTGGCAATAATGTTTGCCATTGCCATGATTTCATCAGTAGTGAGCCTCGCTTTAGCAAAGCAGATGTCCGAACGCTGGTCACAATTTGCAAGGGAGTTGATTGACAGTCAGAAGCAGATGAACAGGGAATGGGCAACATTTTACTTGAAGATTTCTGGCTGCGCAGATGCTTGCAAGATAATAACGGAGGAAAAGAAAGATGAACAGCAAAGCTGATGGAGGCTCGTGTCCTTGTGATGATTGCACAGCGAGGGAGGACATATGATATGAGTGAGAAAGAGCAGATTATGGATAAGGTTATAGACCTGCTGAGAGAGTTAGAAGCCAATGTCAAAGATGAGCGGCCAATTCCAATCGTAAAAGACAGACGCAAAGGCCCGGTTAAGGACTGTACTCTCAAAGACTGGCTGCAGAAGCTCAACGAGGAAGTAGACGAGTTGAAGGACGAGTTGCTGTCGGTCTATACGCTTGAAGATGTGCCGAGCAAGTGCAGGGAAATGAGAGAAGAAAACAAAAAGCTCATCGTGGGTGAGTTGTGTGATGTAATTGAAGTTCTGTATTCGATGGCGGATTCTATGACCATTAATGGGGATGATATACAGGACGGAATACACAACAATAATGTGAAGCTGAAGGAGCGTGGGTGCATTGACTAACGGAGAGCTGGACAAGATTCTGACCGAACACGAATCAGGTATTGTAGTGCTTGCTAATGAGGAAGATGGTGTTGCGTGTGGCTTCAAGGGCGATGTGAGTATGATTATGGTGCTCATCGGCATGACTATGGTCGAGATACACAAGGTATACGGCGAGGACTACGAGAAGCTGGGCAGGATACTGAATGATGTTGTATCAAAACAGATTGAGTATGAGCATAAAGAGCGGGGTGAAGCATAATGTTTGTGCCGATTATTAGAGTGAGGGATAAGCATTCCGGGCAAGAGCATATCGTTGGCTTTGATAAGCACGATAGTCTGATTAGGGGAGATAATGGCAGTGTGATATACCGCAACCTTCAAAACGGTGACAGCTCAGACGATGGCTATGAATTTGTTTTTGAAGAAGATGAATACGGGGCATTCGTGGAAATGGTTAATGTTGAAGAAGCGGTGGAGATGTGGCAGAAAGCCGAGAGATTAAGCAAGGAGAATAAAGAAGCATTGGAAAAGATGCTTGGCAAAGATGTAGTGATAATGTCGTGAGGAGTTATGGTGAGTATGTGGAATGTAGCTGTGGAAGCTGGGCGAGGATTGTCCGAGCTGAGGACCGGCAGCATAGGGATCGGATAGTTTGTGCTAAATGCGGACGCGTGACGATTGCTGACAACATCCCACTTGGCAGAAGGATAGAGCTTGTAGGCGATTCAGATGACGATTATACAAGCATTAAAGATGAAAAAAATAAAAAAACTCTTTACTAGGTGGTAGGGAGAGTTAGAGTAGAGTCAAAGGAGGCGAGGGAAATGAGCAACTGGAGAGATAAAGAGCCTACTGAAAAGCAGTTGAAATTGATAGCTGAAATACGAGAGTTCTCGGAATATTCCCCTCCACCGTTTGATGGTACTACTAGGGGTGAAGCCTGTGACTGGATACAGAAGCACTTAAAATTAGCCCACGAATCATTATGGGCCATAGAGCACGGATATTAAGATTAATGAGGACAATGGCAATAACTGATGGCCGTTGAAGGGTGGGGACGATGACTAAGATGGATTTTTGGCGGAACTTCGAGGAAATTATGAGGGGTTGAAGGAGGATGAGGACGATGGCGAGTTGTAAGGTGATTGAGCATTGGTATACCAACCCAGATTATGATGGCATGAAGGATAAAGAGATAAGGGCCTGCATAAACCAGAAAGAGCAGTTCTATAAAGGAATTAAGCTGAACTGCATACCACGCCGAGACTATGCTGTAATGAAAGCAAAAAGATTTACTCTGAATGGCACTAATCAGAATGTCTGGATTCCCAATAAGCATTTAGATAAGCATGGCAATATCAAGCCGGGTGAGGACATTGATTATGTTTTCAGAAAGAGCTGGCGGCAATGCACTAAGGCAGGAATAGATTTGGGTTGCGTTTGTGGTAGCCATGGCTGGAACTTCCGCAAATTTGAGCAAGTTGAAGGAGGGCGAGGAAGATGAGGATTGAACCTCTGCGTGAATACAATATTTGCTGTTTGACCAAGGACGAATTTTCAGTTATACGAAATGCCTTAGATTGCTATGCAAAAGACGGTGATGTTGGGTGGGAAGACAGGAAAACCGCAGAAAATATACATAACTTGATGTTTGAGCGTACGGTAGGTGAGGACGATGAAAGAGATTGATTTGAAAAAATGTCCGTTTTGCGGAAGGGAGGATATTCACGCTAAAATCGTAAATCATGATGGATATGATGTAGGTATCGTATTTTGTATAAATTGCGGTGCGCAGGTTAGGGTTTTCAACAGCCAAGAAGAAGCAATTGAAGTCTGGAATAGGAGATGAAATAGGAGGGATGACGATGCCGAGAAAGGTTAAAGGACAACCAGATAAACGTATGCAAAAATGGCAAAGCTTACAGCGTAAGCAAAAACAACAAAAACAAAGAGAGGCACAGTTGGATACAATGGCAGAGATACAGAGGGGCGCATGTAAACCGCTTGATTGCGCTGCATTTGTGATTCCCTCCGGGGATATTGTTGCAACGATATTGTTGGATAGTCGGCAGAAGTGGGAGTACGAAATTATTCCAAGTAGCTTGCATTACCGGTTGCATCATCAAAACGTGACCATCACAATGTCGCGGGAGAGGTTTGAGAATGGTTGGGAAATCATTAAGGAGGGCTGACGATGGAGCATAAAGTGCTTGGAAATGTAGAAGGTATTAGTATTTCTGTTGATGGCAATAAGGTCATTGCTAAAATGGGTAATAAAGTAGGTATTGCTAAGTGTTCTCCTGAAGATAAATTTGATATTTTTGTTGGGACAAAGATAGCACTTGAGAGGTTGGAGGAAAAGGTGAAACCGTATCAATGGCTGAAAGACGGTGTACAATATTTCTACCCTGATTTGGCAGATTACCGTTTATATTGTACCGCCTATTACGATACTAATGGCCATCACAGTAAAATTATGAAAACGCGTGGCCTTATCTTCCAGACAAGAGAAGAAGCGTTCGAAGTGGCAACGAAAATGCTGGCGGTTCTGAAGGAGGGCTGACAATGACACTGGAAGAAGCGATTGAGAGACTGGAAGAAAATTTAATAGAACTTCCTCACAATGCCAAAGAATATGACCAGGGATATATGGCTGCAATTACTGACTTGAAGGATTTGGTTGATGAAGATAAGGAGGACCGACGATGAAGTATAAGCGTATTTTGAGATGGCAGTATAAAGTCAAGTATACGCATAATGACCGAAAGCATAGATATTGTCAACTCAGAAAAATATTGATGATATGCGGTTCGGAGTGCAGCAGAAGTTTATTGATGACATTTCTGGACTGGAATAGTCACGATAAAGGCGGGTGTATTTTGCACAGGAGGGCTGACGATGGCAGAGAATAAAATGGCCCAGGTCGCAGAGATGTTCGGTAAAAGGATTGGAGAGGAATTTCGTTTAAAAGCGGTATTCGGAAATAAACTGGTGCGTTTTTGTGAAAAAGGCGTGGAATATTATAGCGTTGTCATGTGTAGATGGAAGCCTAGTGAAAGGATATTGATAATGCTACTCACGGGCGAAGCTGAGATCGTGGAGGACGAGGATAATGGGAATGATTGACGGCGAGGAAGCTATACGGCGTATGGCAAAATTGATAGAGCTTTATTCAAAACACGGTTATGGCGATGTCACAAAATACAACACGGCAGTAGATCATTGTTGCGGTGTGATTCAAAATATGCTAAAGGAGGCGCAGGACGATGACCAGGGCTGAACTAATGGATTTAGACAACTTGCTTGAGAAGTTTGAAGATGAGTATTACCCCAGGGAGAAAATTAGGTCGCAGGGGGCAGATGTATATAATGCAGTCTGCATCGTGAGTTGCGCCATTCAGTTTGAATTGGAGCAGGTGGAACAGGAGGGCTGACGATGGCGAAAAAAGATAAAGAATTCCGGCTGTGTTATTTTAGAGATAATGTCCTCTATTTCACGGATAATTTTGCTCGCCAGTGGGGGGACGATTGGAATGACGAGCCCTACGATTGTAACGCGGGAGAGCCGTATGAGTGGAATGATGAGGAAGATGATGACTGGAACGAAAATCACGGGCATCTCCGGTATATCGGCATCAAGTCAGATGGCTGGCTTAAAGTGACCGGGTGCCTGGGCGATCCGTACAATGTGCGCTATAGCGTGGAAGAGATTAATAAAGGTGCTATTGCATGGCTATATTCAGATGAGGCTGGTGGGCTGATGGCCGGGGCATCGATGGACGAGGCTATTGCGTGGTGCAGGAAAGGGAAAATTAAATGGGGGGAGTTGACGGAATGACAGGCAAGCTGATCGAAGGGGCAGATTATCATGTCGTATCGTTTAGTGGCGGAAAAGATAGCACTGCAATGTTGCTACATATGCTTGAGTTATCAATGCCCATTGATGAAATCATCTTCTGCGATACTGGAGCTGAATTTCCACAGATGTATGATCATATCGCCAGGAGAAGTACATCGGCAGACCGATAACGCGATTAAAAGCAGAGCGTGATTTTTACGGCTTCATGTTTGATTACGAGGTTAGTGCCAGAAGAACTAAAAACGCTAGTTATTACGATAAAGGATTATCGTGGCCTAGCGCAAGAATAAGATGGTGTACCCGGCGGCTGAAAGCTGACATTGCGGATAAATATGCCAGGGAAAAAGCCAAAGAATATAATTTAGTGCAGTATATTGGCATAGCGGCTGATGAACAGCATAGGGCAAAGATAAAGCGGTATCCACTCATTGAATGGGGCTGGACAGAGCAGGATTGCTTGAACTACTGCAAAAGCAAAGGTTTTGACTGGGGTGGCTTGTACGACATATTTAGTCGTGTATCGTGCTGGCTGTGCCCGCTACAACGAATGGATAGCTTGAGGGCGTTGAGACATAATTTCCCGGTGTTGTGGACTACGCTTCTTGATTTAGATCACAAAACATGGCGGACTTTTCGGACTGATTATAGTGTTGATGAGTTGGAGGCTAAATTTGCTGCTGAAGATGAAATAGAGCTTAGACAGATTAAATTGTTTATTTGAGGTGGTATCTAATGACCAACGGCGACTGGGTAAGAAGCATGAACAACGAAGAATTGGCACAGTTCATAGTCAATATAATGACGGTGGTCGAAGGTAGAAAATTCGACAGAGAGAATGCCTGCTTGAATCTTGTTGCCATGCTTTACAAAGAGAGGAAAGAAGATTGTGAATAAGATTACAGCATTTTTGGTTTGCCTGTGCTTGTCACTGGCAGTTGCCCTTGGGGTTGCTCATCATGATTTGTACGAGGCTAGACAGACGGTGGATAAGCAGGAGAGGCAGTTAAAGGAACTGTACGGGCAGGTCAATGAGCTGACGTTGCAGTATGTCGAGATTGTCAAGCGGATAAACAGGCACGGAGGGCAGGGGCAATGACTGACAAAGAGGCAATGATGCTGGCTAAAAAACTTGAGGCTTTTTGTTACGACAAGGACGGTTGCTATAGGTGTCCGTTCAGAATAAAATCTCCTGCATTAAAGTGTTATATTTGTGCTTTAGATAGCAAACCTAACAATTGGAATTTAGATTTTGCAGCTGGAGGGACAGGCAATGACTAAAGAGCAGGAAGACCGCTTGCGCTGCATAAATGGCGCATTGATAACTCTCAGGTGTGAGCGAGATGAAATGTTGCGGAAAGACCCGGAGAGTGATTGGGGCAAGATGCTTGATTCAGCCATAGGGCACATCGAAGCTATGACAAGAGAGTGGGCCTATGCAATAGGGCACCCGGTGGACATTAGCAATGAGGCGATAGCTGAAATAGCGGAGAGGATGGCACCTATCGTTGTGGAGGTAATAAAGCATGGAGGGGGTAAGTATGAGCAATGAAGAACATCTGATAGAGAACGCACTTTGCGCATGGCAAGAGGTGCTGAAAGGCCGCTGGACTTCTGACTATGCAAAAGAATATTTCAAGACAACTAAGTACAATGAGAATATGGCACATGGGGCCGGTGTGTCTCTTGAGTTCATCTGGGATATTGCCCTGTATGTAACATATGTCTGGTGCGAGGGTCGCATAATGGACGAAGGGGCAGGCACTACCAACGCTGATGCGATAAGGCTTATGTCGGATGAGGAATTGGCCAAGTTCCTTGACTCTTATGTTGAACCGTGTCATTTCTGCCCGGCAAGTGATAAAGGGGAGTGCTCAATGGATGGTTGCCAGGCGGAGAGGCTGAAATGGCTTCGGCAGGAGTACAAAGGGGGTAAGCTGAAATGAAGCTATACACATGGGAGGACTTATGCGATTTTGAGTTTTTGCTAGGGGAGAAGTATCGTATCTCGCATATGATTCGTGCGATTGACGCTAACCCGATTGATGAGGCCGATGGCATTAGGAAACGGCTGTATTGCAAGTATTTGAGGACGATAGATGAAGCGGTTAAGGAGCTGGGGCGTGAGGTGCCGGAGGATAAAGCAACGGTGCTGTTGCAGGACGATAATATCAGCAGTCGGATGTAGTTTTAATCGTGCTTGAGATTGGAGCTTATGACATGGAGTATAAAACAAGGCGGAAAAAGGCTTATAGTCTGGTCAAGAGTATCTTCAGAGCGGAGAAGGATATTAAGCTGGCTGTGCTTGAGGCCAAGACAGCTAAGAGGAAGGAGATTTGTGGCGGTGGGGGGCAGTCGTATAAGTCAGATCCAACGGCGGGGGAGACTATCCGGCATTTAACAGAGGTGCCTGTGATACGGCTGGATAACTGGATTATTCACCGGCCTGAGGATTGGCTGCGGGTGATTGCTTATACATACGAAAATACAAGGGAGACTGAGCGGGCTGTAATGCGAAAGTATTACAACGGGCGTAAGATTTCAGAGATTGCTTTGGATGATTGCGGTTATGCTGAGTCTACTCTTTACGCTATACTTGATAATTTTCAGCATATGGCGGTAGAGATTGCTTGCCAGTATGGGCTGGTGCGGGTCGTGGACGCATAAAAAGAACCCTAGGTATATAACCTAGGGTTGAAGTGTTTTCGGCTGTTAGTCGGCTTGTGGTACGCTCTGACCTGCTTTTTCGTAGCAGGCTATACGGATATACTGGGAGAGAGATAGGTTTTCGGCTTCAGCGAAGGAACGGAAAAGCTCTCGTTCGCCTTTGGGGATTCTTAACGATATGTTGTCATATACCGCCTGTTGATACTTCTTGGTAGCTCTTTTCTGTGCTTCTGAAACTGGCATAGTGTAAAACCTCCTTGTAACGCATTATATCATATCAGCGGATATCGGCAAGGGCTTTGTATCCTTCGTCCAGCCAATACCCTTTGGGTGCCCAGGGAATTTGCTTGCCACCTATGCGGTGATGGTAAAGATATTCTACCGCCATCAGCATATCTTCTAGCAGTTCTGTGCTGAGCCAGGTGTATTCGTGGTGGCAGCCTACTTCATGCCATAGTACATAGTTTGTGTTGATTCCCTCTTTGTACTTACTGACATGCCATGTCCAGTGGTCGTTCATGCGGTCGAGCATGGACTTGTAGGGGGCAGGCAGGTCAACAATGGTACTTATGTCCGACATTTGCATAACGCCGGGTAGTTCTCTCATGGTCATTCCTCCTTCCTAGAAGGGTTAATCCTTCCATTGACCCCACCACGCTGGTGGTGGAGCCTTGCAGGGATTAAGCCACATACTTCCTGTAGTCGTCGTAGAAAGGCTGGGCAAATAAATCAGGGCGGTATTTTTTGACGATTGACATGTAGTTTATGCTGGAGCTGTCAATCTTGAGGATTTCGCAGAGTAGGGAGATACGGAGCCTGTAGCCGTGGGCCGCCCTTCTGTCGTTGTCGTCACCTATCTTGGTTTTGAGATATCCATCGCAACACATGGCCAGGAAGTTATAGCAGCGGGCTTTTGTGGATTCTCTTTTCTTGGTTTCCATGGTCTATTCCTCCTTGATATTCTTTAGTCGTAGTCTGATTCTTGAGCGGCTAAAATCATGTTTTCATGGTCCGGGCCGTCAACGGCGGGGCTGGCGTACATTCCCCCGGCTATGAGGTGCGGGACGGCTATTATCCGCCCTGCTGGCTCCCCATTGATAAACAAAAATCCGTCTTCTACTTTTGCTGTTAGGTGTTGTGGGAAATTGTGGTGCCGTCTCCATGATTCAATCATCAGTACGGTATCCTTAAACCGGAATGAGAAAAAGGCGGTAGCTCCTACTTTTCCCAGAGAGATCTGCGGGCAAATATCGCGCCGCACGAACTCGATAATGTCGTGCCTATTCATGTTTTTTCCTCCTGTTTTTGGTATAATATACATATGGTTATTCACTGCTTTGGCAGCTTGTAAAACCTAGCAGGGAGGGCTAGTCCCTGCCAAGCTTTCAAGGTGTCAAAGTTCGTTTGATGCTCTTACGATAGGTGCCATGGAATATCTTCCGCAAGGGTGGATAGTTCCTTCGTTGTCTATAACGGTGATTTTCCTTTTTCCTATGATGGTTTCCATCTTTATGTCGTAGAGTGTTACGGTTTTTGCTGTCCTGGCGGTGACGGTGTAGGCGAATATACATTCATGGTCGCAAATGCTCCGGGCAAAGTAGGTTTTCCCTACTTCAAAGGTTTTCACGGCTTATGCCTCCTCCCAGTGATTCTTCCAGTATTCCTCGACACTTCCAAACATCATGTAGTAGTTAATGGCTGCTATGCCTTCCACGTTGACGATTTCTGCAATGTCCATGTTGGATACTATTATTCCCAGCTCTTCGCTGTGGGCCTGCAGGACTTCTATCATGTTGTCGTAGTCATAGTTACCATTGGGGAGTACCTTGTCCCATACCATCGCTATGTGGTCAGTGCCGGGGACTTTGTGCTCGTCTGGGTAAACTCTTATGATGTACATATAACTCCCTCCTTATTCAGTTGTCCTATCTTCGCCACCTCTGGTGGTTTATGGAACCCGGCAGTTGCCTGCCGGACTCTTAAACAATCAGAAGTTATGCCGCGTCCCTCATGTGCCCTCTTTCTTTCAGTGAAGTCCAATGGCGTTCACCGACGATAATATGGTCGAGTACGGGGATATCCATCACGTTGCCTGCTTTAATAAGGCGTTCAGTAACGTGTATATCCTCACGAGAGGGTGAAGTGTCTCCGCTGGGATGATTGTGCGCTATGATAATTGAAGCGGCGTGTCCTTTGGTAGCTGCTTCAAATACTTCACGGGGGTGTACGACTGAAGCGGTGAGGCTGCCAACGGATATAACACTATAGCCAATGATATGGTTTTTGGTGTTCAGAAGGATCACGACAAAGTGTTCTTTCTTTTCCTTGCCGATTCGTGGCATTAAGTAGGCGGCAGCGTCCTCTGGTCCGTGTATAACATCAATTTTCTCGTTGCTAGTGCGGTTCATTCTCTTCGCTATTTCAATAATGGCCCTGCACTTGAGTGCTTTTGCTGGAGTGATGCCTTCTTCTCCATAGCTGGCAGCTTCAAAGGATTCACAAACACGGCTCCCGGCTCCCAGCAAAGAGTCTCTGATTCTTTTGTAAGTCTCTGGCTCCAAGTCTGTCACGATAGAGAAAAGTTCTTCATCGGCTAAAAATTCGACTCCGCCGCTCTGGATTTTCTCATTGATGTCGTGTCTGGTGGTCGCTTTCATGGTGGTTTCCTCCTTTGTGGTAGTAGTTGTTTAATTCCTCCATGCTCTCCCCTAGTTGCCTAAGGGAGAGTTGCAAGAATTAAGCACTATTTGTGGTTATAGTGGAATGCGGTGCAATGGTAGTAGCTTTCCACGCTTACATGATATCTGGATGCAGGGTAGTGGGGGGAGATTTTCGTGAATGTGAACGTATTTCATGTTCCAGTGGTCACGGCGAGCGACTGCTTCAACTTCTTCCGCTTGTGCAAGTGTGTCGCACTCGATGATGAATTTTGAGATACGGCCAACGGCTCCACCCCAGCCGCTCAAAGACTTGTCGTTCATGGTCACATAATACTTTTTCATTTTAATAACCTCCCTTAGATGAAGCTGATGATAAAAGCGATGGCGGCTGCCAGGTTGATGATTTTCAGCAGGTCAATGGCTGCATCACAGTTACGGTTGATTTCTTTGGCTGCTCTGTACTCTGCCATGATGGAGTTGTGCAGCTCGATTTCTTTCCTAGTCATTTTGATTTCCTCCTTTATAATGCGTGCATTATATTTAATAGTACAGTAAGTGATAGGATAGACTTGCTTTGTGCCAGCAGCTGAAGCTGTGCTATCTTGGACTGCTCCTGCCGGGTGTTCTGTTTTCTGTCTGTCCTTTATCTTGATTCCATTATAATGCGTGCATTATATAATGTCAAGAGGTTTTTTGAAAGTTTTTTAGATTTTTTTTGAGAAGGTCAGGAGGTGGCGAAAAATAAGGCTTTGCGGCTCACTCCAATAGTGAGAGGGAAGAAAACCATGGTATAATAATAGTGTGGATAGATAGAAGTGGTCATTTGTGAAACCTCCTAATTCCATAGATTAACCTCCCTTATCGCTGGGGAGGTTTTTCTTTTGGAAGCAGGATCAAGAGGAAAGGGAGTGAGAAAAAATGATTGCTGATGTAAAGATGATTGAATTTGACATTGGCACCGGCGAGAACAAGGCAGCTTCGGATAAGCT